ATGTATTTGAACAACTATTTTAATACAAACGACACCCTTACTTTAAAAAGCGACACCCCTAAGTGTTAGAACGATTACTTCCGACACCCCTATTTTTGACAAAAAAATAACAGCCTTTTATTTGGCTGCTATTGTTATTTCCTTCATATTTTTGAACACGAATGTAATGCTCTTGTCATGATGCACTATCGCCTTGTCAACCAGTAAAATCCAAAGATCACTGTTCCAAGAGTCAATCACATCAGGCTTATCCTTTATAGACTCTATAAAGAGATCCATCGATTTCGCCTTGGCGAGCCTGCCACTCTTTTCCTTAAGCAAAAACTTGTATTTAGTTTCTTCAATCGAATGCATGGTGCAAAGTTCATCATAATCATTTATGTAATCGATTTGCAAATCAAGTGTCGATGCATTCGATGATACAAGTTCTTTTACCTTTTGTGCCAACTCTTCCATTTTCTCTATTTGCTTGCTTATTTGCTCATCGATTAAGGACACATTAGCGATGGTCTCAATCATCAATTTGCAATCATCTACAAGTGTAGTCTTATCAAGTACAAAATAGTTATAGGCCTCGAGGAACATCGACTTGATTTCTTCCTCACGCAATGTCGGAGTGTTGCAACGTTTTTCCTTGTTTTTGAATTTTCCATTGCATTGATAGACAATAGCCCTGTGCTCATCGTTAGAATGCCATATCTTCCTTCCAAAGAATGAGTCACAATCCTCACATACTAATTTGCTAGCAAAGATATTCTTAGAACTGTAAGTCTTGTATAGCTTCTTTCTTCGCTCAAGCTCTGCTTGGACCAAATCCCACTCGATCTTATCGATGATTGCAGGATGGGAGTTTTCTACATAATACTGCGGTATCTCACCATCATTTGGTTTGGATTTATGCGTAAGGAAATCAACTACGTATTTCTTCTGAAGAAGTGCATCACCTTTATATTTCTCATTTGATAGAATTGACTCAACAGTGGTTAAAGTCCATTTTCCCTTTCCTGATGGAGTACAAATCCCTCTTTCATTAAACTCCTTTGCAATCTTTGTGGTCGAATATCCATATTTCAGGAACAACGAATAAATTTCTTTTACAACCAATGACTCTTTCTCATCAATTGTAGGCCTTCCATCTTCGCCTTTTTTATATCCTAAAAAGTGTTTATATGGCATTGAAACCTTGCCATCACTGAACGCCTTTCTTTTGCCCCAGGTCACATTTTCGCTGATGCTGCGACTTTCTTCCTGAGCCAAAGATGCCATTATCGTAATAAGCAACTCACCTTTTGAATCGAAGGTATAGATGTTTTCTTTTTCAAAAAATACCTCAACTCCCTTTTCCTTAAGTTTTCTTATAAATGTAAGAGAATCAACAGTGTTTCTCGCAAACCTTGATACTGATTTTGTTAAAATTAAATCAATTTTACCATCAAGGGCATCTTGCATCATTTGATTAAATCCACCACGTCTTTTTGTATTTGTTCCTGATATACCTTCATCAGCATATACTTCGACAAATTCCCATTCTGGATTTCTTTTTATTAAGTTTGTATAGTAATCGACTTGTGCTTGATATGAAGAACATTGCTCATCTAAAATCGTTGAAACTCTAGCATAACCTGCAACTTTTCTTTTTTGTAAACCATTATTAGGTAATTTAGTAATTGGATTAATCGTTGATGGGATTACTGTTACTTTTGCCATTTCTTTCAACCGCCTTTCTTCTTGCGTTCTCTTTCATTTCTTCAGTCCATGATTCACTTCTGCTTTTCTGCATCCAGTGGGCATCAATTTTGTTTCCATCTTTCAGATAAAAAGTCAATAACTTATCATCTCCAACAATTACTTTTTCAATTCTCTCATCGATTATTTCGCTTGTAAGTTCATCAACACCAAGAATCTCTTTTGCTATAATTTTAAGAGCATCGTTTGGAATTTGCTTGCTTAAGCATTTTTTTGAGCCAAGCCTTATGTAAGTCCCACATCGCCATACGTATTTCTTGTAGTTTTTCTTCATTCGAAAAGTACATCCACAATGAGCACATATAAGTTTGCCTTTAAAAGGGTTATCTTTTGGTGTAATACCCTTACGAATTTTTTCAGTTCTTTCCTTTATTATTTTTTGAACCTTAATATAATCTTCGATGCTAATTATTGCATCATGACATTCTTCAACGTGATACATTGGCTTTTCGCCATTGTTCTTAGCTTTCTTTTTTGTAATATAGTTTTTTACATAAGTAGTTTGAAAAACTGCATTACCTGTATAAATGTAATTTTTGAGCATTCCTCTTATTGTTGTTTCAGTCCACAAGCAATTATTTCTAGTAGGATACTCGCTTTTGTTCATGATATCCTTAATTCTATAAGAACCAATTCCATCTAAATACAATTTAAAAATTAGTTTAACAGCTTCAGCTTCTTTAGGAACAATAACAAATTTGCTATTCTCGATGGTATAGCCATAAGGTGCTCTTCCCCACGGCTTACCTTCTTCAAAGTTTCTTCTAACACGCCATTTCATATTTTCTGATACTGATCTAGCTTCTTCTTGGGCATATGATGCAAGTATTGTAAGCATAAGCTCACCATCACTGCTTATGGAATGAATCCTCTGCTCTTCAAAATAAACATCGACATCATAACTTTTTAATTTCCTAACTGCCTCAAGCAAAGTGACAGTATTTCGAGCAAACCTTGATATTGACTTAGTTATAATCAAGTCTATTTTTCCATCTTTTGCATCTTGCAACATTTGTTGAAATGCAGGCCTATCTTGTTTAGTTCCTGATATGCCTTCATCATAATAAACTTTTACAAATAGCCAATCATTATTGCTTGTGATGTAATCTTTATAATATTGCACCTGAGCAGAAAGAGAATGAAGCATTGCATCTTTATCACTTGAAACTCTAGCATATGCACACACTAATTTTTTCTTTTCTAGTTTTTTTGTTGCTAAAATCTTCGTTATCTGCACGTTTTTTCCTCCTTTTGTCAGTGTGTGATATTACCGCTACAAGGTTTATTTATCAAGTTATTCAAACGATAAATACTATTAGTCTTGATACAATGTTTTTGAGCCATTTTATTCTCAATTTTTTTATAATCTTCAAGTGAAATGATTTTTGAATCCAACATTTTATTAGCCGTTGTAATAGCAATCAGATAATGCTCTATGCTCTCTAAGTAATTCTTGTTATTCATCTTGATCACCATTCATTCTCATAGATTTTAAATAACAGTCCCTAGAACAATATTTTCTTTGCCTATTTCCATAATAGGTAAATTCACATTTGCAGTAGTTGCATAAAGCAACATTAGGATTTCTTCTTTTCATTTCATTTGTATGACTTTTCCACCAAGCAATGCGACATTTATTAGAACAAAAAATCTTAGTTTTATGCTTTGGAATCATTACAAGCTTATTACCACAATTTTTGCAAAAATTATCTTGTGGCTTATTAAATTCAATATTATATCTATGACAAAATGAACTTACTACATTTTTGGATATACCAAGTTCCATAGCTATAGCACCGTATCCAAGACCACTATTTCTTAATTCAATTATTCTTTGTTTTTCTTTATCAGTCATAAAACTCACCAACCTTTGAGAGGTTTTGTCCTTTCATAAGGAGAGAGTTATTAAGAAGGCAGATGTAAAGCCAAATTGCAAAAATAATGAAAAATTCTACAAATAAATATAGATAAGCTCGCCATTGCACATATTTATGATTTGACAACTAAATAATCAATCCTTTACTGGTTGACTTTTTTTCATTATAGAGTGATTTATAGACATCAGAGGTGATTTATATGACTAAAAAGCAACAAGAAAATGAAGTCAAATATAGGCTTTCTATAATGATGCTTCTTGAACTTAAGTATAAAGGTCAAATTACAAATGATGAATTTGTGGAAATAAGAAAGAGGCTCATAAGAAAATACAAGCCAATAATAGGTTGTTTAGAGGTGAGACGTTGAAAAAGACAATAACCGAGATAAGTTCAAAAGACACAAAGTCGAAAAAAGTAACTACAAAGAGCAAACTTAACGTCGCTGCCTACTGCCGTGTATCCACCGAAAGTGATGAGCAGATGAATAGCCTTGCTAACCAGAAAGAATACTTCGAAAAGCTGATAAAAAGCCATGAGGACTGGAACTTCGTGGATATCTACTATGATGAAGGCATTAGCGGCACAAGCCTCAAGAAAAGAGATGGTTTCAACAAAATGATAGCCGATGCACTAGCAGGAAAGATAGACATGATTGTGGTAAAATCCATATCTAGGTTTTCAAGAAACACAGTCGATGCCCTTCAAACCATTAGGAACCTTAGAAATCATGACATAAGAATCTTCTTTGAGAAAGAGTCGATAGATAGCAACGACATCAAAAGCGAGTTCATGCTCACCATTATGTCATCACTTGCTCAAGAGGAATCGCAGTCACTATCTGAGAATGTCAAATGGGGCAAGAGAAAAATCGCACAAAAGGGGTTTGTTCAGATCCCTTACTCAAATGTCCTTGGTTTCCAACAAAAAGGCAAATACGGGATAGAAATCGACAGGGAGCAGGCAAAAACAGTCGTTTTGATATATGACATGTATCTCCACGGCAAAACTACTGGTGAAATCATAAAAAAACTGATTGAGGATGGTACTCCTACTCCAACAGGCCTTGAAGCGTCACATTGGTGCAATACTGCTGTTTTGTCGATTCTAAGAAACGAGAAATATTGTGGGGATGCCATTCTTCAAAAGACCTATACAAAAGATTTTCTTAATCATAAAAAGTGCATAAACTATGATGCGTTCCCAAAGTACTATGTAAAGAACAATCACGAGGAAATAATCCCAAGAGCTACATGGGAATACACACAAGAGCTTTTAGAAAAGTATTCAAAAAGGTCTGTGAACGTAAGATATGGGGATCTCATTTTCTGCTTAGCATGTGGAAGTAAATATAGAAGGTTCCACTGGTATCACAAATACTACGAAGAGACCATCCTATCCTATCGATGTCTTGGCAAATATGACAAAAGCGTGAACTGCTCCAATATTAAGCTTTTTGAGAAACAGCTCGACGAACTTTATCATGAAACAGTCCTTCAACTATTATCATATTATAAAAAAGAACTTGTAGAATACTTCAAACTCACAATTCCAAAAGTCATAAAAGGCAAAAGGAAATCAAACAGGATTATAAAACTGTTGGATAACATGATTTCCTTTATTCAAAGTGATTATGAGTACTATTCACTTCATATCCTAATCAAGAAAATATCGGTACATCCTGATAGAACACTTGAATTCACAATACTTAATGGAAATATCATTAAAACATCAATTCCAAAATACAGGCTCGTTGACCATTATGGACGAAAGAAAACCTCAGGCAATTAAAACCTGAGGCATTTTTATTTAGAATAATCTTTGTTGAAATATGAACTCTTTTTTTACAGAATCATCAATTGCAGTCCACACTCTTCCTGTTTTAGTTATCTTAATAGGTCTTGCTAATCTTCTAGGGTTAATGAAGTCATATGCATAAAAGACTGAATCATCATCTTCAACCTGGAATACCATGCCTGCCCGCTTTCCAGTTGCATGCCATTTACAATATTCATCAACAGATATTGGATGAACACCAATTAGATCAACCAATCCAACGATAGATGACTTTTTGCTGTCAACAAGTGCAATGGTTCCTCTTTTATTTGTTGAATAACATCTAGCATCAAATGCTTTCTTGCCATCTAGTATTTCATCAAGGTAATCTTTTATCATTATAAGTCCATACATACATTATCACCTTTGAATTTTTGAAAAATAGATTTAACAACTTCTAAATACGATTCTAGTTCTTCTTTATCATTATCGTCCTTAATCATATCCTCAACCTCTATAATTTCAGTTTTTAAAATATCATTAAGGACTTGTAGTTCCCTTTTATTTAGTTCCAATTCAAAACACCATCTTCCTGAATAAAAATTATCTGCGCTTCAATATCCGTTATCCATTGTATTCAAAAAGATAAATTTGTCAAATTGACTAGAATATCGAATCCTATTTTTTTGAAAAAAAAGGCACCAATAGCTTATTTTAAATTTCAAAGCAAAATAAAAAAGGGTGCTTTTTGAGAAAAAACCCATCAAACACCCTATGAAAACACTTTTTATAAAAAAGTTCCTTTTAAGTTGGTAAGGAACCATAACCAACAGCCTACTTGCTGCAAAGCGCATCCACCATTTTAACCTGGCCTTGGACACAACACTCTCCAGGGACACCGATAACTTATGTCAAACGGGCATTCATGACTACCAATTATATTATAGTGAAATTTCTTTTATTTTACCTTAATTTTAATAAAATTCTTCAAAACAAAAAAAGACCTACAGGATATCATTCCCATAGGTCAAATTAACTAAATATTAACAAAGTATCTTTTTCCACACTCTTTGCAAGTATAGACTTTTTCTTTTCTTTTACGAATTCCATCCTCATGCAGTATGGACAGAAAGCTTGGCATTTGGAATTTCATGAACAGATGCCTCTAATGAATCATAGCATCTTAGTATTTGCTCCACCTCTTCTTTACTACGTACTCTTTTAAATCCAAAATTTGTTTTAATAAATCTTTTATAAACTACATAATTTTCTTATTCTACATATATTTCTTCTTTTACATACAGTTCATTATTACAACAAATATATTTCAAGTCATCATCATCTTTAATGCTAAAGAATGGAACCCTATTCTTGTTGTAATAATCGAATACACTATCATAAATCACATATTCATTATTTGGATACATCTTTAAAAAATCATCAATGTCATCCTGACGGATAATATAACCAAGTAGTTGTCCTATTCGATTATTATCAACTCTTATATTTTTATCAACATACACGGAGTCATGAAAGGTGAAACTATTAGGTATAGTTTTAACCAAAAATGTTTCATCTGTTTCACTTTTATTGTCACTTGATTCATTACTATTGTTTTCATAATTAGAATTTTGATTAAAATAGTCTTTAGAAGATATACCAAGTTTCATAAGAATTTCGAGAAATTCATTATCCGATTTTAACGTATCGACATCAAAATTATGAGTTAATTCTTCTTCTTTTGGAGGATTTGATACCCTAGCAACATAAGGAATAGCAAAAGTCTTATTATAAGATTTCAATATTTCTTTCATAGTGTTGATTGGACATGGTAAATCGTCTTGTAGTTTTTTTATTTCATAAGTGGTTTTTAGCATATTGGTACCACCAGTTAAGACGCAAAACCAATCGGAAGACTCTTTCCAAGCATAAACTTCTATGCCTTTCGCAGCTTCTCCATATTGATAATACTCTTTATATTTTTCAATTATTTCAGGATTTTTCAATGTATTACCCTCCGTATTATTTCCACAAGAAGAAATTGATAATAATCCTATAATTAAGAATAGACATTTTTTTATTACTCTCATACTTATTCTCCTCATTAAATCATATTACTCACATTAACTTGATAAAAACCTACAAATTCAGAATACGATGGAAAGCCAGTTGTTCTATCACAGGATTCAGGATCATAAATAAGATTACCTTTTCGATCAAGATTTGTAACAGCTGTTCCACCTGGCTTATGTGACCATGTTCCATCATAATTTTGCCTATACCAATGATAATCTCGATTTGGAGCTATTACTAAAGCTACCTTATAATATCCTATGTCACAAGCATCATATTTACCAATGGGTTTAAATGAAAAATTGTAGTTTTGTCCATCAAGTAGCACATATTCATATAGTTTTGAGCCTGTTAAATAGTTTGAATCATACGGATTATAGCTTGAATCACTTGCTCCTGGTTGCATAAAACCATGAAGTTTTGTATTTAGAGCATATGCATAGCAATTGTAGTTACTCATACTATTATTATTCCATTCGCTTGGTTTATATTCCAACTCAGAACCATTTAGAGGCATATAATTTTCTGATTGCATCCATACATTCATATTGCCGATACATATCCTACCACGGTTAGAATCTAGAGTTGACGTACCATTATAATGACAAAAAAATCTAAAAACATAAACAGGATGGTCAAAATCAATTGTGTATGTTGTAGGATTGCTTCTATTAGTTGGTAAGGCTGTTTCTTTTGATAGCAAATCAAATTTATTAGACCACCCTTCACCATTTTTAATTTGCAATACAGCCGATCCATTTGAACTGGATAACCATTCATTAGAAACCGAACGCCAATAAGCTAAATCTACTTCAATACGTGTAACAGGTGAATTAAATGAATATTCAATCATTGCTTCGTTTTTAGGAATTCCCTTGCGAATAGATGACATAACAATATACTCGTTGTGAATATATCCTGTCCTATATCTTCTTGTTCTAAAATCCAAGCCATTATCAAGGCTGTGGCTTACAAAAGTGTTTTCAGTATATGAATCAACAGGATAAGCATCAGCATAGTTATAATCTGTAGGTTTAATTTGATAAACCTTATCTCCAGTTACAAAACTATTGAAAAAAGCAAACATAAAACTATCAATTCTAATGCCACCAGTATAAGAATTTCCTACAGAATAAGTATGAATTCCGCAAACGTATGTATTGCCATTTATTGTCACTCTATATGGTGAACCACTTTGTCCACCTTCCGTATCTAAATTTGTTCTATAGTACCAGCCATTATCTTCAAATTTAGTCATAATTCCTGTAGAACTATACATAAAACCATTTTTGCTACCTGGATATCCAAAAGTTGTAATTTCATAATCTTTTTCGTAAAAATTGCTTATTTTACCAAACCAACCAGTTTGATTACCTATAGGATTAGATAATTTACAACATCCCCAATCTTTTTGTTGATTTAAATAATATTCTTTTTCAATATATGAACGTTCAATTTTGACTCCACCATATGGATCTACATTTCCATTTCGAGCTGGATAATAATAAATTTCATCAGCGAAACGTGGATTATTTATATGGTCTTCGTAATCGCCACTATTTGTTACATCACCATATAAGCAATGACCGGCAGTAACCAACAAATCGGGCCCTTCTAAAAATCCTGTTCCAATGAAATACATATTATCCTGATTCCCAGTGACATTATTTTGAACAACATATTTTATAACTAATTGTCCAGCCGCTTTATAAGGCCATGAATTAGGGTTAGAAATCAATTGTCTATCATCAGAACCTATTATTGATTTCATTGAATAATTACATTTTTCAGTTCCAACAATATTGTCTGAAGTTACAGAAGATGATTCATCAGTGTTTATTATTTTTGTTTGATTATTTGAATGAACATTTTTACTTATAGACTTTTTTGAATTGCTAGCATTATTTGAATCAAATGCAAATTGCCTATATGAATAATGATTTTGATCAAAATTTATAAATTGTAAAGTGTTGTTAGTATAATTTTTAGTTGCGATATTCCATTCTTGTTCATTACTTTCAATTATACTTTTTGAATAATTACTACTATCATTATTTATAATTGTATCAACTTCCAATGCTTCTTGCCCATCTATATAATAACTTTGATTTATTTTTTCTAGTCTAGGAGCATCATTTGAATAAATAGTATTGTGAGATTCTGAACTAACACTTAAGTGTGCAAAAAGTAAAACAGTTAAACTTAATAAAGCAAAAATTCTTCCTTTCATTTTTTCCTCCACATAATTAAAAAACATAGTTGTTATAGCATTAAATCAATAGATAATTTGAGCATAATTAAAGTTGCCTTAATTATTTTCAAATAATATGTATTTTTCATTCTTTCCATATATGCGCCCCCAATACGTTGAATCGACTTGAAAATGTTAAAGTTCATTTAATTTTTTTAGAGTTTAGACAACACTTCTTTCAATAATATTTTAACACAAATACACCTAAAAAACAAATTTATCTCCAATGCATGCAAATAAATGTATAAAAATGAATATATTTAATTGAAAAGTCAGAATTCTTTTTGCTTATTTATTCTTTAAAATGTTAATAGTAGATTCAATTTGAGTAGTGATCCACGTTTCTAAATCGCCATAATTTTTAGTTATGTAATCTTTAATTTCGTCACTCATTTGAGCAAGTGCATCATCTTTTGCTTTGATAAGTGCTACTTTTTGGCTTTCTTTATCAAATGTGCCATTCTTCTTCAGTGTTTCTACATAAGTTTGAAATACGCTTCTTACTGCATTCATTACGATGTCAGTTGCAACAGTCAATTGTAGTTTTGCGTTTTCGTCTTTAATCTTTGCGTTAAGCCAAGCGATAAGCCTTGCTCCTGCATAAGAAATTAGTGGCAAAATTACCGCAGTTACCACTACAGATATAATGTTTAAAATGATTTCGTTCATAAGTTTAATCCTCCTTTATTTATGAGCTTGTTTGTTTATGTATTTTTCAATTTGATTTATTGCAGTTGTTACAGGCCCATCGCATCCTTGTTCTTTTAAGCCTTTTAAGCAAGCAAGGACACCATAGGTTAAAAGGGTTTGTTCTTCCTTTATCGCCTTGATGTCCTTGTCCTGTTTTTCTTGTTTTAAGTACCATCTATAAACTGCAAATATCACGCCGAATATAACACCAAGTGCAGTAATCACTGATGCGATAGTTATAATTATTTGTCCTACTTCCATAATTTCCTCCTAATTTATCCAACTCGGCTTTTTAGGTATAACCCTTGTTTCTGGAGCATTGAGCCATGCCTCATACCATTTATTTAGCTCTTCTTTCTGTTCATTGGATAAATGGTTCCACCATAACTGCGAATGATTATCCACGAAATTGAAACACTCGATTAGTCTTCTTTCTCTTATAACATTATCTTCAAGAAAATCGACCATGATAAATTCATCATTTACTAATCGCCAATTCATACCTATGGTGCATGTCATGAGTTTCTCATATAGTTCGTCATCAACATCACGCTCAATTGATGCATCGTTGATATACGGACTTTCAACAAAGCCTTGTACATTAATTTTTACTTTTTTCATTAGTTCCTCCTATATAGCAATCGCTATCACTGAATATGTTTTTGAACCCCCAGTGGTGTTATGGATAGTTATTTTCTTTTTATCGATTGAAAACCACTGGTTGTTCGAGCCTGTGCTTGGCGTGTCCTTTTCAGTAAGAGATGCCCCAATTATCTCGTTGATGCCATAGACATCGAGGTCAATTGTCGAATAACTCGATTTAGCAACAGTGTAGTTAAAAACAATTATTTGAGGGCATGTAGCTGTACTGCCTTCATATGATGAGCCAAGAGGGCTGTGTAGCCAGCATATGTCCTTGAGGAAAAGGTACGGGATTTTTCCAGTCATTATTGCATCGTCCCTGTCGCTTGACATGAAGGTGCAGTATCCCTCAGGTCTGAATTCAGCCCAGAAGTTTTCGCCGTATGAATTGCTTTTGAAGCCCATGATGCAGTTGTCGATTCTTTGCGTCCTAGAGAATATTGCATAGGTAGGCATTCTTGGATCGGTAGACAGATCTCCGATTCTGAAAGCGGCATTCCAGTTGCCTGAGTAGCTAAGGCCACTGCTTGTTATGGTTAAGCCGCCGATCTCGCCTTCTGATGACATGATCTTTCCATTTACTTCCAGACCTGCGGAGTTTACCTTCATAACGGTTTTATTGTTGGAGTAGAGTTCAAAGCCTGTAGATTTGAGCTTATATCCAAATGACGAGGAAACTCCTCCCTCCGAATCCGCCTTCTTTGAAACAGCAGCATTGATTGAATCTGCTGTCTGTTCCAAAACAGAGATGCCACTTGCATTCGATTCAACCTTTGATGCAAGTTTATTAGAGGCAATCGTAAGAGAGGAAATATTCTTCTCGTTGGTGTTTGCCTTAAGTTCTATCGCATCAGCTTTCTGAGTAAGTGTGGTAACGTCGCAATCAAGACTCGAAATATCATTCTCAGCAGTATCGACTCGTTTGCTTATTGAAGATACAGTACTTGTAAGACCGTTGATATTGGCTTCTATCTTCGACTCCCTCTTGTTGATTTCACTCACCTTGCCATCAAAATCATCATTTGTAACATAGGCTTTTAGCACCACTTCGCCTGTGTCAATATTCCAATAAGAGCTACTATCTTTTGAAGAAATGATGCCTGCTTTAATGATGTTCGCCATTAGCGTTCCTGAAGAAATAAAGTCAGCTACGATTTGACCATCGGATGTAATAGCAGTTTCGTAAGGACCATTGTATCCGTTTTTGGAATAGCCTAGCCCGTTGACGTTCCATCTCCACACTTTCAAAGCATCGTTGATATTGGGCTTATCCATGATAAGTAACTCGTAAGGCTTGCCATCCTTAGCAGCTGAGTGCAAAATAACATACCCTCCAGAATTTCCTGTTATGAGCTTTGTGGCATTGTTAATCGCATAATTTAAAAGAGATGGAAATCTATCCACCTCCGTTTTTGTTGATTCAATCTTGCTTTCGATATTTTGCACTTGCTTAACAAAGTTTGATTTTGCACTGCCAAGCGTGATGCTCGTGTATTTTTCAAGCAAAGTATTGTATGTTGTTTTTATTACTTTTGTTTTGACCGATACTCCAATCTCTGTATGCTTTACCGTTACAGTATCACAAAGAGAAACTCGTTCTAAAAGTGCAGAATATTCAGGTTGTTTCCATAACGATTCAAAGCTAATTGTAATTGTAGGGTTTTCTATGCCAAGAGGATTATCGCTTATATATTTTTGAGCTTTTTCTCTTAGCTTGTCCTCTGTTATTTCTTCATCGCTATCAAAAGAATCAGTCATATCTTTTATAAGAGTTTTCCTTTTGGTTAATGTAGTGGTTATAGGTAAAATTTCTTCACTAAGTGTGCAAACCACATCATTTCCATCGCCACTAGAAATAACCGCATAAGGCAAAATATCTGTATAGATTTCAGAAATGTCACTATCGTAGTCAAGCTTCGTTAAGTTCTTGCCATACTCAATGACGACACCTTTGTTACTTCCTCTACCTTTATGATGGATTATCAAGAAATTATCCCATTCAAACTCACCACCCCATTTATTTAGAAGGCTGCCATAAGTTCCGCCAAGACAAGCTCTCACACTTTGAGGTTTTTTTACTTCAAAGTCCTTTGCAACAGTATAATCCGTTTTAAAAGTAAAGCTATGTGGAAGAACTGTCTTTTTAAGCAATGTATCGATTGCAACTTGAGGCACGACATTAGTAAGTAAAAATGGGATAACTCCGATATTGATTAAGTCATAGGAAATGTGCTCGGCATAAATAGTAATTATCCCATTAATAGGTATAGTAATTCTGTATATTCTAAATGCTTGTGGATCAGATAGATCATTTGGCTTTGCTTTTATAATACGTTCCTTTTTTATTTCGCCATACAAAGAACCATTAAGAGGGTACTTCAAAGTCAATTCATAAGCACCGTTTCGCTCTTCGGTTACCAAGCATGAGATAGTATCGGCAAGCACGCCTATACCAAATGTAGAAAAATCAATTGCGTCTTCTTTATATAGAATCGGAATCATAAGCTCACCCACCTTGGAATAATCTCAACGCTTGTTATTCCGCCACTAAACTCGATATGATTTTCACCATGCTCAAAAGTAGGAAATCCATCACCAGTTACTTTGTCGTTTTTAAGCGTTGTATCGTGATAATAGTTCATAAGTTCAGAATCGCATTCTGTATAGCCGTTTAGCGTTTCAAAATGCCAGACTTTGTTATTTATAGTTAGTGTTCCTCCCCCTTTGCCATTTACCTTGATATAAGGTTTAGCAGTAAAACTAAACTCATTTGTAAGAATTACCGCACTTGAATATGTTTGCTTTGCAAGTCCTGAAATCAAATACCTAAGTGGCTTGCATGAAAAGGAAATCGTGAACACTCCTATCTTCATGCATTCATCAGAAATATCTAGTTTGCTATTAAACAAAGCTTTTCTTAAGAATTTTTTATCGTAGCTATCAGTTAAATCGTGGTACTTGCCTGGTTCTTTATAGAGCCAATTTTTTACTTTAGTAATTTTATCTGCTAATTCTTCAATAGACTTTGCAGGTAAAAAGCAATTGTAAGAAATAGTTATATTGCTAAATCTTCCATTTGGACTTATGAGGTCTCCGTCTCGTCCAGGGATAGAGGTTAAAGATAGATCATATTTTGGTGCAGAATATACACTTTTAGATTGAATTCGAATCCCCATATTCTCGCTAGAAATCCCATTAAAAACAAAATAACTCATGCGAACACTACTCCTTTCCTTTTTGCAAAATTACCTGCTGTTTCCATTATTTCCTCAGTCAGACTTGTGATATCTTCATTTGAATAGTTGTTAAAGTTGCCAATACTAAGTTGAAGCACCAACCCACCTTGATTTGCCTTTGCACCACCATTTATGGAATTAGTAGCACTCGAAACATTAAAATCGGTTGGTATTTCGCTCATATCAGCAGATAAACCATCAAATACGTTATTTAGATTATTGACCATTCCGTTTGCGGAACTTAGTACTTCATTTGCCGTTTCATCAATACCATTTGCTAAGCCTTCCATCATCATATCGCCGATCCAAGCCATCTTTTTAGATGGAGAGTGAATGCCAAAGAAATTTTTAATACCGCTCCATAAATCTCCTGCCCAGTTGCTAACCTTATCCCAAATCCATCCAGCTAAGCTTTGTATGCCTTCCCATAAGCCACGAACTAGGTTCTTCCCTACATCAGCCATTTGTGAAAAACCACTGCTAAATCCATTAATAATGGCAGAAAGTATTTGTGGCACAGCTTTTACTATTTCCATAATAATCATTGGAAGATTTGTAATCAGCGAAGTAAATAGATCAATTCCCGTTTGTATAATTAAGGGAATATTATCGATAAGCGCATCTATAACCGATGTAATAATTTTAGGTATCGCTGTTAGTATCATTTCAATTATTTCAGGCAAAGCTTGGATGAGCGTTACAAATAGGTTAATGCCTGCATCAATTATGAGTGGCAAGTTTTCAACAATAGCATTAATGATTCCGTCAATTATAAGAGGAATTGCCTCTATTACCACCTCGATTATTTCTGGCAAAGCTCCTATCAAACTAGTAAATAGTTGGATGCCTGTTTCTATAATTTGAGGGATTGCAGCAATTATAAAATTTATAATCGCCAAGATAACCTTAGGCAATGCATCAATTATGATTGGTATCGCATCGAGTATTCCTTTTGCCAAGCCCTCCACAATTTGAAGAAGAGTATCAAGGAGCATAGGAAGATTAGCGATTAATGTTTCACATACCTCTATCACAGCTTGAACAATAGTTGGTATTAGTTTTGGCATTGATTTTGCTATACCTGAAGCTAAACTTATTACGATTTTTGTAGCCACATTTATGATAAGTGGTAAGTTCTTTATAAGTGTATTTACTATGGTAAGCAACGCATCCATCACCGCAGGAACTAGACTAGGTAGTAAATTAAGCAATGTTTCTAGAACTTCCGAGAACAAGTTAGTAACCATTGTAAGAAATGTAGGAAGCAAATCGCCGACAGCATCAATCAGGGCATCTACCGCAGTTGGCAATGCTGATATGATGTTTCCGATGATTGGCGTAATATTTTTTACTACTGCCTTAAAGCCATCAACAACGTTATCACATAAACCTTTGATATCCGCTTCAGAATTACCAAATCCTGTTATAAGATTTTGCAATGCCGATTTAAGTGAATTAATCGAACCAGTTATCGTATACTCTGCTTCTTTTGCCGTAGTACCAGTAATACCCATTTGCGTTTGAATAATATGGATTGCATCGACTATATCGGCATAAGAATCAATACTAAATTCAACACCTGCTATTTCTGATGCATCTGCAAGCAAACGCTCCATTTCAGTTTTAGTACCACCATACCCAAGTTTAAGGTTGTCAAGCATCGTGTAATTTTGTTTAGCAAACCCTTGATAAGCACTTTGAATCATAGACATATCAGTACCCATTTTATTAGCATTATCAGCCATATCTATGATTGCCTGGTTAGCTTTATTTGCAGCTGCTTCCGTATCTCCATTAAGTGATGCGATAAGGGATGCAGAAAATGAAGTAACTGTTTCCATGTATTCGTTAGCCGAAAGACCTGCGGTTTTATAAGCATTATCGGCATCATTCATTACCTTTTGTTGTGCGTTAAGAAGACTGTTGTATTCATCACGTACTTCATCAACCGATTTTCCAACAGACTTTGCATATTCTTCTACGCTTGATGTTTCAGTTCCAAATAAAGTCTTAACGCCACCAACTAGCTGCTCATAATCAGCATAAGCAGAGATTACTTCCTTACCAAGTTTTACAGCCATTGCAGTAGCAGCTACTCCGACTGCCACCATAGCAGCACCAATTCCCTTTAAGACCGATCCTAAGCCGCTAAACTTACTTTCAGACTTTTCTGCAGACTTTCCAGCATCTTCGATATCATCACCCATATCGTCTGCACTTTTAGCAACACCGTCCATCTCTTTTCCTGTACTATCAAGAGCTGATGTATTAGCATTCAACTCTTTTTCCATTTTGTTTAGTTCGGCCTGTGCATTATTTAATTGAATTTGCCAATTTTGTGTTCTTCTATCATTCTCGCCAAATGAATCGGCTGCATTAGCAAGGGCTGAACGCAAGGTTTCTATCTTTTGCTTTTGAGCATCAATTGATTTTTGCAACACTTCATTTCTTGCGGTTAATGCCTGCATTGAATTATCGTTTTTATCAAACTGACTCTCTACAAGTTTCATTTCAGATCCTAATACTTTGAAAGATTGATTTATTGATGCAAGTGCAGACTTAAATTCCTTTTCACCTTCGAGCCCAATTTTCAAACCAAAACTATCTGCCATTTGTGTTCACCTCCTCTTTTTAAATTCCTTCAGGAATAATATCGTCAATAAAAACTTCTACTTTAGGTTTTGATATGCCATTGTACTGTTTATGGCATTCCCACAAGTCAAGTAAAAGTCCAAAGGGCATCATCCACACTTCATCTTGTGACAAGTGCAATTGCGATAGCCCATAATATAAAAGACGAGTAAACAACTCTTCGTCACTTACTCGCCCACTGCGTTTTTTGCTTCTACACTCTCAATATTTCGTTTTGTCCCTTTCAATAGAGCCTCAGTAATCGCATCTTTAAAGTTTGCAATATCCTGTGGTGTTGTTAAAAGTTCCACTTCATCTTGAGTCAAGAGTAGCTTTTCGTTTCCTTTGTTCTTGTAATTGAAAATAAGAATAGGTTGATTGGCAAGCGTTACAATAAGCCAAACAATCTCACCAATTGCATCTTCGTAATTTTCGCTTTTTACAAGTTTATCTCCAAGGTTAGAAAGACCACCATACTTTTTAGCAATTTCTTTTGTTGCTTTAGTTGTCAAAAGCAATTCATATTCTTTTTCCCCAATCATAATGACTGAGCTTCTTTCATCTGCCATTTTTGTTTACCTCCTTAGTATTCAGGCTCGTATACGCTATTGTACCAAGCATTAATTGTTTCACTGTTTTCTTGTGTTTCAGTAACTTCTGCTTTCCATGGATGCTTATTCTTTCCATCAGGTTTATTGCGTCTATAAATAGCCCCTTCAATAGTCGGAGTTGAGAAAGTGATTGAATCGCCCTTGGTAGCAAGACTAGTTGCAGGAATTCCAAATAATACTCTATAAAGCCAATAATACTTATATTTTCCATTTGATTTCTTTGCTCTAAATCCTATTGCTACATATTGGGAGATATCCTCACCACCTGAAATAAGTACGCCATTACTATCTAGCGTTGCGCCAACAAGAGCTACCGCTGCCTCATTCCCGATATCGTCTACACCAAGTGAAATAGTACCGCTCTTAAATTCCTTTACCGTTTCAGATTGTCCATCATCGGCAAAAAGGATGGCCTCATTCAACTCAATAGACAATTCAGCTGAAATCGCCTTTGCAAGTTGAACAGGTGTTCCATATGTTTCATTACCGTTTTTGTCTTCCGTAATAGGTGCATAGACAAGTTTGTCTAAACCAATTGTTGCCATTTTATTTATTCCTCCAATTCATAATTTTTTGCTATGTCAACTACATAGTGAAAATAGTCAGTTTCAGTTTCGTAACCGATGTATCTGCGGTCGGTTACTGTAAATTCCGCATTTAATAGTTTCTTTACTATTTGATTTGTTATTTTTTTGTAATTACCTTTTGTATAAATTGAAACTCTCAATTCTTGTACTTCGGCATTAGGCATATTATCAGCATGCAATTCAAAAGTATCTGACATTGGAACTAAAACTAGGTAAGTATCTGTTGCAGTTCCTTTATATACACCAGTTGCTATTGGAACACTTAAAGGTTCTAGTAATTCTTTTACATCAGCTAAAACACTCATAATCTATTTATTTCCTCTTCCATTTTTTGTGTCATTTTATCTATGCACGCTTTCTTTGACTGGCTTTTCGCAGGCTTCAAGAACGGCTTGGCAGGTTGATCTGACTTTCCATACTCAATGATATTGGCTATCATAGCATTAGATTTTCCGTCCCTTCTTGGTTCTGCAAAACCAACCTTTATATTGTGATTTCCGTCTCTACCTAAAAGCACCTTACTTAAGCCAAGAGAGCTTAAAAGCTCGCCTGTTGAATTTCCGCTTAATACACCTTGCAGATTATTTTTAACCTTATCGAGAACAATCTCTCCACCAACTTCAAGAACCTTTTCACTAACCTCATCCATTTTGTTTCCAAGTCTTGATAGTTTTTTTAGTAGTTCTTCTGGCAAATTACAAGTGCATTTAGCCATTTGATGCCACCGCCTTTTTAGCCAAAACCTCAATATACATATTTCTGCCTTTTACATTTTCGATAGATAAAATATCGTATTCTTCGTCATTGAAAATGATATATTGCTTCGTCGTTATATTTAGATTCGGTATTTTCCTAAAACGAAAGAGTTCGGTAGCCTCGCTAAAAGCCGCCAAATTCGCCCAACGTTCGCTTCCGTGCCTTCCTTCAACAAACACTCGAATGCTTGCCAAAACCGCCACACGTTGCGAAGAAAAGCCATCAGAATCGGTCACAAAAGTCTTCTCACATATTTTTGCAGGTTTATTCATTAATCCTAAGCCCATACTCACACCTTCCAATTTCGATCCATTCTAAGTAGTAGATTTACCGTCTTCCATACTTGTTCTGATGAGTTTGGTGTATTTGCGAAGAAACCACCAGTACTCCCATCACGAGATTCATAGAAATGTGAAGCAAGCATGATGATCGCCTGTTTTGTTGCTGCAGACATAGGCATAACGCTATAAGTACCTTCAGTTATATGTTGATAACTTTCCGCATAAGAAATGGCGGCAGCTATGAAACTAAGAATAAGACTGTCATCGTCGTCGAATGTTATGATTAAATTTTCTTTCACCTGTTTTAGTAATTCATTAGCAATCATATCTGCCACCTCCTATTTTTTATTATTCTTTTTGAGCAAGAACCTTGATTGCTTCAGGAAGAATAAGCTTGCCATCTACTCTTTGAGTGGCAACAAAACCAACTTGACCTGTTGCAGCATAAAGTTCATTAAGGCGCTTGAAACTACGAGATTGTCTATCGGCAACCCAGTAATATGAGAAATCACCAAAAGCAATAGTCTTTGCACCTGCTGCAATAGTAGGAACATAACTTGATGTAAATACTGGTCTACCCAAGATAGTATCAGGAGTGTTCGCAGTAAGTGCAGGTTGCCACAAGTAATTACCATTATTGTCTTTTAGTTTTCTGATTGCTTTAATAGTTGCATCATTAAGAACCCATACAGCATTCTTTCTATAAGGTGCTTTAAGTGAATAGAATAAGTCGATAAGTTCATCTGCGGTTATTGCTGTAGAGCTTGTTGCAGTTACACCGACCTCTGCACCTCCTGTTGCATTAAAAATACCAATTGGTTTTCCAACACCATCGCCATTGAAGAATGCATCTTCCTCTTTATTACCGATTCGTCTTGCAAATTCCTTAGAAATATAAGATTCAAGGTCAAATACAGAATCGTTTAAAAGTTCTTCAGAAACCTTAATTAAGGTGCCAAGTTTATATGCACCAATTGAAACTTGAGAAAATGCATCATCACTTTCATTAATAGTTCCTTCTTCATCTACCCAAGAGGCAGTACCTTTCGTTGCAACAACAGGAATTTTTCTATCTCCTGAAGATGTAGTAATTACTTTTGCAATCTTTCTAAATAGATTTTCTTCTTCTAGGCTTTCAACAAGTGTTTTTTCATATTCATCAGGAACAAGATATCCACCTTCACTATCAGAACCAATTTGAAGTGCATTCATTACATCAGGTCTTACTGCCTTTGCTCTCATAGCATTCCAGAAAGACTTTTTATATGCTTTAGATTTTCTACCAGCATTTTCTTCTTCATCTTTAGCTACCATAGGTTTAGCAGTCAAAGGAGTCGATACAGGCTTATTAAGTTCAGCTTCAATTGCATCTTTTCTTTCCATACGTTTAATTTCATTAGTATAAGATTCAAATTCTTTTTCCATCTTAGTATAAATAGCATCATCTTCTTCGCTAAGTACACCTTGATCGTTTCTGTGGGAGTCAAGGAAGTTTTCCATTGCACTCCAAGTTTTGGCACGTTTTTCACGTAATTCAGTAATAGTCATAATTTTTATATCCTCCATTAAATTAATTTTTTTATTTGACTAAGTTTTGCTTTAAGCTCGTCAATTTTTCTGCCTTTTTGTTTAGGCTTTGCATCTACTTCTTTGTTTGTAATTTTGTTAAATAGTTTTGTTGCAAACACATGTTCTTGAAACTCAAAACTTTTACTTGAATTTGCTTTCTTTTCGTCTTCGAGTATTTCATCTGCAAACCCAAGTTCAATAGCTTTGTTTGCATTCATCCATGTAACTGCGTCCATCATGTGACTTAGGACTGTTCTTGAAAGTCCTGTTTTAATTTCATAGGCATTGATAATCGATTCTTTTACTTCGTTTAGCACTTCAATCGTTTTACTCATATCCCTATGGTCACCATTAGCACTAGTTGATGGATTATGAATCATAATAAGTGCAGTTGGAGCAATGACGACCTTAGTTCCTGCCATAGCTATTACGCTTGCAGCACTAGCAGCAATTCCGTCAATTTTAACTGTAACCTCACCTTTATAATCCATTAGCATTGAATAAATCTGCGAAGCTGCAATACAATCGCCACCAGGACTATTAATCCAAACAGTAATCGGACCACTTCCAGAATAAAGCTCGTCTTTGAACATTCGTGGCGTAATATCGTCATCGAACCATGATTCTTCCGCTATCGTTCCGTTAAGTTCTAGGACTCTTTCTTCCGCTTCGGTTTGATTTATCCATTTCCAAAATTTCCTCATCGGCTGTATCCTCCTTTTCTATATTTGCATAAGCTCCTGCTTTATTAAGCGGTAGCATATTGCCGTTGATTAGGTATAAGTCACCGCCATCTTCGGCAGAAATCTTATCCATGTTTTCAAGTTCTCGTATATCATTTGCAGACATCCAGCCATTTTGCCTTGCTACTGCATAACCACTCATACGAGATTCGTAATCACCCCTAAGCAAACCTTCAAGATTAAACTTGAAGAAATACTTTCGTTTTTCATCTTCATTAAGTAACGCTCTAGATAACGACTGTTCCCACCTAATAACCCACGGATCTAAGGTATACTTAACGAACTCGAGTGATTGCTGTTCAATATTAGAAAAGCTCGATTTCTCAAGGTCACCCACCATATGGGGCGGAACTCTGAAAATTCGAGCTATTTCGTCAATCTGGAACTTTCTTGTCTCCAAGAACTGCGCCTGTTCGGGCGATATGGAAATCGGTGTATACTTCATTCCTTCTTCAAGCACTGCGACCTTGCCAGAATTAGCAGAGCCACCAAAGGTAGAATTCCAATTTTCTCTTAACCTAGATGGATCCTTAATTGTCCCTGGATGTTCCAAGACACCAGATGGTGCAGCACCATTCGCAAAGAATTTTGCACCATATTCTTCTGTAGCAATTGCCAGTCCTATCGCATTTTTGGCCATCGCTATTGGCGAATAACCAACAAGTCCATCAAAGCCAAGCCCTGGAATATGTAAGACGTCTCTTGGCGTTAAATACACTGTCACTCCTTCCATAGTCTTTGCTTCGTCAGAGCTTCTCGTGTATATGTAATAAAGCTCACCATTTTCGTCTCTATCGACTTGCATCTTATTTGGCATCAAAGGATATAAAGCTACAACCTCTCCCTTACCATTTCTTATTATCTGGGCATAAGCATTCCCCCATAAAAGCAAATGAGTCATAAGCGTTTCTCTAAAGATGAATGAGCTCATTTCTTTGTTTGGTTCGTCGTGCAGTAAGTGATAAAGATTGTTGTCTATCGCTCTTTCTTTTCCGCCATCTTCCTTATATCGATAAAGATGTAACGGCAATCCTGCAACAGCTTCTGCAAGAATTCTTACACATGAATAAACTGCAGTCATTTGCATTGCACTTCTTTCATTTACATTCTTACCAGCTGAAGAACCGCCCATATAAAACGAATAAGAACTACCAACAGTCCTGTTATCTATCTTGGGGTGATCTCGTGATTTGAATAATTTGTTTATAAGTCCCATTTTTGACCTCCTAAATAATTAAAAGACCTCTTGAATCATAAACTGAATCAGAAGTCTCTCCTTTATTTCTTATTGCTCTATCAAGTGCCATAACAGTTGCCACGCTACCATCAATCTTCTCTGTGGATTTTGACTTATCCATCTTTATATTTCCTGCTGGATCTGTTCTAACACACACATTGTCCATCATCCATCTAAGCACTGGATGGCCGTTATGCCTTAAAGTTTTGCCAAGAACTAGATTCATAAGTTCCTTTGTTGGTGGGCTCATATCTTTAAATCCCTGACCAAAGGGAACGACTGTAAAACCGAGTCCTTCCAGATTTTGAACAAGCATTGTTGCGCCCCACCTATCAAAAGCAATTTCTTTTATGTTGTATTTTTTACCAAGCTCATCTATGAAACTCTCAATGTAGGCATAATGAATAACATTGCCTTCGGTCGTTTCAATAAAGCCTTGCCTTTCCCACAAATCATAAGGAACATGGTCTTTATTGACTCTTGCTTCCATATTTTCTTCGGGTATCCAGAAATAAGGCAGGATGTAGTAATGCTCATCTTCTTCAGTCGGCGGAAACACTAAAACGAATGCAGTGATATCCGTTGTTGAAGAAAGGTCTAGTCCACCATAGCAAACTCTCCCTTTCAAATCTTCAGGATAAAAGTCAAACCTGCAATCGTCCCACTTTTCCATAGGCATCCATCTTACTGCTTGTTTTACCCATTGATTTAGCCTTAACTGTCTGAATGAATTTTCTTCTGCAGGATTTTGTTTTGCACTTTCACAAGCCGCCTTTACCTTGTCTATTCCAACTGTTATGCCAAGTGATGGATTTGCCTTTTTCCAAACTTTAGGATCTGTCCAATCATCATCCACTTCCGCTCCATAAATGACTGGGTAGAATGTAGAATCATGTTTTCTTCCTTCAAGAATGTCTTTTGCTTTTTGGTGAGTTTCGTAACAAATAGATTTAGTATCAGTTCCTGCTGTGGTGATTAGGAAATATAAAGGTTGCATTCTTGCATCACCAGAACCTTTGGTCATAACATCAAAAAGTTTTCTATTTGGCTGAGTATGCAGCTCGTCAAATACAACTCCGTGTATGTTAAAGCCATGTTTGGAATAAGCCTCAGCGGACAAGACCTGATAAAAGCTATTCGTCGGCAAATAAATAATTCGCTTTGTTGCCGATAGTATCTTGCACCTTTTATTAAGTGCAGGACACATTCTTATCATGTCTGCTGCAACCTCAAATACGATTGATGCTTGTTGCCTATCAGCTGCACATCCATAAACTTCAGCTCTTTCTTCACCATCACCACAAGTTAATAGCAAAGCAACTGCAGCTGCTAGTTCCGATTTACCTTGTTTTTTTGGAATCTCGATGTAAGCAGTATTAAATTGCCTATATCCATTAGGTTTCAATGTTCCGAACAGATCCCTAATTATCTGCTCCTGCCAATCTATAAGTTCAAATGGCTCACCTGCCCATGTACCTTTCGTATGGCACAAGCATTCAATAAAGTTAACCGCATAATCTGCAGCAGCTTTATCATAGGTGGAGTCTTTAGCTTTGAACTTAGTCGGAACATACTTTTTAAGTTTTCGCAAATTTCCACCTCCTTCTCAATAAGAAAAAGCCGACCATCAAGCCGACTTTGATTCTCTTTACTTTTATTCATACTTTGGTATTGTTTCGATTATTTTTTCAATCTCGTCATTGTTAATACCTAAGCCTTCAAGCGCCTCTCTCGTACCACAAGTTGGGCAAATCGGCGTTTTATTATCTACCCTTGAAATGGCAGAAGGTGCTTTGTAGTTCTTGCCACATTTAGGACAAGTCTTCATAAAATTATCGTTTGTCTTCATCGTTTACCTCCAAGCTAAATTTTAGTGCTTCCAATAGAAATCTTTTGTCAAATCCAAAGTCTTCATACCCTTCAAGGCAGGTATCAACATAGAATTTCGTGGGGCAAACAAGCTTCCTGTCCTCATGCATTATGTAGACTAAGGCGTTTATTTTGCCTTGTGTTGCGTTTTTATTTTCAAATGGAACATTTACCCATTTCCTATAATAAAAGGAAGGATACCCCTCGTAAACGTCAAGTGAAGCCAAGTCTTGCCCACTCACAAGCCACACGCCAACTGGAACCTTATGCCCTTTAGCTTTTTCAATTGTAAGGTATGCACCTGTTTTACTTCCTTTAAACATGAGCCTATAGCCATCAATGAATGATGTTCCAACCTTGGTTGCATCAGGGCATCTTCTTTTCATTTGCCTTTCATTTAAGTTTGAACCATAGGCTAAATAGTAAGTCTTCTTCATATAAATTACCTCCTTAGGCTATAGAAGTAGGTCTTACCCCACTTCTGAAGCTTGCATCTCCTGACAACCTTTTAGTTAAGAATTCTCTAGCTGTTTTGAATTCATCTCCGATAAAGCCAAGTCTAAGTAGCCATGTTCTCATTGCATATTTTGGATTGTCATGTTGTTGAGGTTTGCTTGATGCTGCCTTTGCATCTTTTGCCATTTGGCTTAGTGCCAAGCAAAGTTGAATGTAACTCTTAAGTTGTCCTGCATGAAGCCCATTTGCTTTACCTTCACTCGGTGCATCAAATTGGAATAATCTAAATTCAATTGTTCCTTTTGTAAATGTTGCATGAAAGTTTAGCATGTGGTATCTGCTCCCATTATAATGTTGTGTTCTTCCATATCCTTCGTTTTGGCTTTCGTACCAGACATCAGCAAATGCACTCATTGTTTTAGGCTTTTTCTTATTGACTGCTTTTAAGAACCTTCCGTCAACTGTTCGGCAGTATCTATCAATTCTTCCTCTATCAAGGTTGAGTGCCTCAGCAAGTAAGCTTTCGTGGCTTGCCATAATGTTTGTAAGGTTTCTCATTGTTTGTGGGTTATGCCCGTTTGCTCCAATATGGATGTGAACTCCACACATCCTTGATGCATCGCTTTTCGCACCCGCTTTTCTAAGTATTCTTATAATTTCCTGCAAGTCTTCAATATCATCATAGGTTAGGATTGGCGTTACCATTTCGCATTTTTCATCGTCTGGTCCTGCAATTGATACATCCTTTTGGAATTTCCATGTTCTTCCTTTCGTGTCTTTGCAAGCCCAACTGAAATAACCATATTCTCTTGCTGCATCGTATGCTCTTGTACCAAAATATTCTCCAACCAAAATTGCTGCTTTTTTTCTTGTGATGTTGTTCATTTCAATTTCAACACCGATTGTCTGTCTCTTCATTTCTTCAATTTGCTTTTCAATTTTTTCTTTCATCTTCGTGTCCTCCTTGAAGTTTTTTTTCTTCCCTTCGTCGTGTATATATATCACTCTAAAAGGACACTATATCAAGTTAATTGTATATCTTTTTTTGAATGTTTTTATATATCTATGATATATAAAGTACTTGGATTTCTACAAATCTTTGCATACTTTCAAATTACCTTTTAATGAAGATAAAATGTTGCAGTATCTTTCTCTTTCTGAACCTTCAGAATTAAGCATACAATCAACAAAAAATTCAATTGCATCTTCTTTTTTATCCCATATTTGTTCCTTGCCATAGCATATTGTTTTAACGATATTTAGCTTTTCGCATTTATCAACCCCATATACAACATTTAGTGAACTTCCATTATCCCAAGCAACCATGATCGAACCGATATCATCAACACCTATTACCGTGCCTCTTGTCCCAATTGGTGGTGCTTGTTTATCGTCCATCTTGATAAGTTCAACTCGACTACCAACAGGAAACTCTTTTTTTAAGTTTTCAAAATCAATCATAGTTCTTGTCCATCCTTTCCTATCAGCTTAATATTTTGGATAGTTCCGTTTTTAAATAAGCTAAGTGCGTATTTGCAAGCCTCTTCTTCACTCCAGTGTAATGATTCAATGTAGTAATTAACAAGGAAGTCGATGCCACTCTTTCTTGTATTGGTCTTATCGCACATTTCATATAATTTCTTTCTAAATTCGTTCATTTTTAATACCTCCTTTAGGTAGTATATATATCACTCTAAAGGAGTTTTATATCAAGTCATTGGCAAAGGAATTATCGGACTTTTTCTCAACTTCTTTAACCACATCAAGATAGTTGATTTTCTCACCATTTCTAATGCAGTAAACTCCTTCAGGATCACCGCCATTATCAACATATCGTCTTAGAATTACCGATGCATATTTCTCATCTAACTCCATCGTGTAGCAAATACGATTAGTGAGTTCACAAGCCATTAGAGTTGATCCAGAACCACCAAAGGTATCAATTACAATTGCGTTTTCCTGAGAGCTGTTTTGCAAAGGGTAAGAAAGCAAATCCAAAGGCTTACTTGTTGGGTGATTTTCATTTCTTTTCGGCTTCTTGAAATTCCAAATAGTAGTTTGTTTTCTGTCTGAGAACCATCTATGTTTTCCATTCTGTAAGAAACCATAAAGTACAGGTTCATGCTGCCACTGATAATCAGATCTACCTAATACAAGTGAATCTTTTACCCATATACAACATCCTGCTAAATGGAAACCTGCATCAATAAATGCTTTCCTAAAGTTAAGTCCTTCGGTATCTGCATGGAAGACATACCCTGCTGCACCACTTTCACAATGAGTGACCATGTTATTAAAAGCATCAAGTAAGAACTGATAGAATTCTTCATTTTTGATAGAATCGTTTTTGATGGTTAGCCCACTTGAAGATTTAAAAGACACACCATATGGAGGATCAGTAAGGACTAGATTTGCCTTCTTCCCATCCATAAGCTTATTGACGTCTTCTGCATCAGTTGCGTCCCCACAATAAAGAACGTGCCTTCCGACTATCCATCTATCGCCTTTTTCAACGAATGATGCTTTTTCTAAAGCGGCTGACAAATCGTAATCGTCATCTTCAATGTCCGCTTTATCTTCCTTGAACAAGTCTGCGAGTTCATCCTCATCAAATCCTGTAAGGGACAAATCAAAAGACTCCCCTTCGAGAGCCTCCAATTCTACCTTTAATATTTCTTCATCCCAGCCAGCATCGAGTGCCATGCGATTGTCGGCAATGATGTACGCTTTTTTCTGTGCTTCGGTCAAATAGTCGACAAGGACGCAAGGGACTTCCTTTATCCCTTCTGCTTTTGCTGCTTGAACTCGACCATGTCCTGCAATGATATTATAATTTTTATCAATAATCACAGGATTAATAAAACCAAATTCACGAAGGCTTGAGCGCAGTTTCGTAATCTGAGCTTCGCTATGCGTCCTTGCGTTATTTATATATGGTATGAGCCTGTCAATGCTAACAAGCGTCATTTCTCTGGTTGTTTTCATTTTTACCTCCTCATAAAAAATAAAAATTACCGAGAGTTTGCGCCGACACGCCCGTTGGCGAGTTTTACTGTCGCTGCGGGGTTTCCCCTGCAGAGTTGATTCCGTCACTCGGTAATTTCTTTATTTGATTAGTATCTTTCCTGTTTCCAAGGAATATTTCTTCCACACTGTCACTATATTTGAAAAATAGGCATCTATCTCGTTTGTTCCAACGAAAATCGGCCTTCTTATTCGGATGTATAGCGGCGATAGGGTCGAATTCCCCCAGTCATTCGTCCTATACAATCTCTGCGATATTCCGCTCAGCGATTCGATGACGTTTACGTATAGGAATCTCGAGCCTATATCTTGCTCGGTGACCTTAACACTCCACTGGCATCTCAATCGGTACTTTCGCTTGTTCCTTTTCCTGTATGTGACAAGTTGCTTTACGCAGATCTGCAAAGAATCCCCAACCTGCAACGATCCATCGATGATCTCGACGCAAAACTTCAGCGGGTTGCTCGGGCCGATGATCATCGTGTTGTTACCGTCCAGGACATTAGCGATCCTTATGATTGGCATTGACAGCTTCCTTCCTCCGATTGTCGCAAGCCTATCCTCGAGGCCCTTTATTGAATTGATTGGAAGTTTTACATCCTCGATCCCGTTATTAGTTTTTCTTTTCGGTGTATAGCAAGACATAAAATCACCTATTCATTAAGCATGAAGAACAAGCCACCTACTGCTAAATTAGCACTTGGCTCGGTTTGTCCCTTTGCTCCCCATTCAACTATCTGGCTGCCTGCCGTGACTCTTCCTTTTGCATCTACCGCTACCGCAGAATAAGTACCAGCAGTAACTCCTGAATTAGCAAGTGTCAAAGCAATTGTTTTATCTGCACTTCCATCAAAATCTGTACTTCCTGTTGCATCACCTGAGATTGAGATTTTCCTTGCTGTTGCAAGTTTGGTTGCTTTACTAGCTGCCTTAGTTCCATTTTCAAGATTAGTGACTCTTGTTCCTACGCTTGAGATATTAGACTCGTTGGTGTTTGCCTTTCCTTCTACGGCTGTGACTCTTGCAGCTAGTGCCTTACCTTTATCACCTGCATAAGCCGTTGATGACGTCTCTCCAAGGGCAAGCGAAGAACTGATTTCAACATATGACGTTCCTGACCATCTATAAGTTAGGTTAGTATCCTTTGTCACATAGATTTTGCCTGTCTCACCTGTTGCAGGGAACGCAGACTTTTTATCGTATTCCAAAACATCATCAACATAAGAAGGCAATTGACCTGAAGGTACTTTACCATCTGCTCCTAATGTAGCTACGCCATTGGCAACACCCATTTCAGTTCTTTTTACTTGTGCATGATTTGTAACATTACCAAGTCCAATGTTTGTTGGTGTAATATTTACATTACCTTTTCGATAATCTGTCTCACCATTACCTTTTACTCCAGTAACACCACCGTTATCAGCGATGTCTTTTATTTTTACAAGCGCATCTTGAACGTTTTTTGCATCTAAACCATCTATCGTATTAATTTCTACAATGTCGGCGGATGAAGCAATAAGTTGCTTTTCAAGACCGTTTGCCGTTTTTACATATTGTGTTCTTTTTTGCGACATTATTTATTACTCCTTTCTAAGCATTACAATATCTTCATTGCTTAACTTATGAATTTTTGTGTCCGATAGTTCATCCACGAACACTGTTTTTGTATTAAGTTCTTTTAACTGTTCAAGCGTTGCATATGATGGTGTATCTCCTACTTGAACATAAATCTTCGCATTTTCTCTTGTATCTACAGTTGAAATATTTTCTTCTTTAACCTGTGGAAGAATAGATAGTGCCTTTGGAATTTTGGTATCAAGAGCTATCTCAAATTCTTTCATTTTGCCTAGATGCCAAAGATGAGTAATCTCTATTGTTGGTGTACATCCTTCACCTGTTGGATCTATTTTTTTAGGCGGAATTGAGATATCTATTCTTTGCTTTGAAACATTGGAAACGTTTATATTATCACCCATAAAAGTCACCTACACTTTTTCTAAGGATTATTCTTCCTGTATCGCTAATCTTGTACCTTGTTTCATCTTTAAGCACTTGATTAAAATCATATTCCGCACCTTCTACAAGTTTTAAGCTCTCGGCTGGTGTTATAATCACTTCATAAAAACCTGACTCAGTAAAAGTTTTCTCAATGATTGGCTTTGAGTTTTTAGGTGAAGGATTTTTGATTGTGAAAACAATTTCTTTGATATCAGTAAAATCAACATCAGTTAAGTTCACATGTAAAATCGTATGTACTCCTACATCTATTCTTAGTGCATTCATATTTAAGAACTCCCATTAGACCAAGCCCCATTCGGCAAATTTCTCAAAGCCACCTAAATCGAATATGAATTCTCTTGCGATTTTTACAATTTCTTCATATGGTCTATTGTCGATATATTCATCACCAATTGCACAACAAAGTTCAACTACCGTTCCTGTTGCTTGAGCTTTAAGGAAAGCATAAATATTTACACTGACATCAGCCTTCGATAGGTCTTTTCCGTGAAGGCCACCACCAGTAACAGAATCTGCCATATCAGATCCTAGTTTTCTATTTGTTGCACCTGTATCAACATTGGTTCCTCCTGTCCAATAACCTAAAGGATTAATCTCTGCATTCGGATACTCTTTCTTTAAATCTTCAGTTGTAGCGTTACTTTGACAAATGATTAATCTATCACCATTTAAAATGTATTTTCCATCACACTTATATTTGCTGTAGATTTCTTGAGCTATTTTGGATAGTTTCTTTTGTTCCTTTGTAAGTGGTATCCCTTTGAAGATTCCATTATCACCACATCTAATTTGTCCTTCTTGATTATTAGCTAAATGTTTATCTTGAGGCACCTCCACGTAGTCGACATCAACATTTCCTGCAATTCTTTTAATAGCTAGCTTAATATCATTTTTATCAATATACACAGAACTCTCGGCAATAATATGACACTTACCATGACCTATTAGTACCTCAACTGCAATTCTAGGATTTTCGTCTTGTTTATATGCAAGGTCGACTATTGCACCTGCGATTCTATCCGCAATTTTGTCAGGGTGACTTGGATTTACTTTTTCAAACATATTACATTATCTCCTTTAGTTTTTTAAATATTTCAGTAAGGCAGTTAACCACAATTGAGTTTCCTGCCATTTTATAAACTTGAGTATCAGAAATTTTAAGTTCTTTTATCTTTTTATAATCTTCATCGTCAAATCCCATGAGCCTAAAGCACTCAAGCGGTGTTAGCCTTCTTATTGCTACATCATTAGTAAGGACTTTAATGTGCCCACGTGTATTTAATGCACCAGATATTTTGTCTTCTTTGTATGCTCTACATTCGATATCAAACCATCCTTTTTGTTTCCATTGGATGTAGTTTTCTGAATCTTTAGTTACAACAACTGCGATATCATTTACGCTAGTTTTTAATGTTGGGATTTTATCCTTTTGAACTACGCCTCGCTTGAATGTGCATCTATTTGTATAAATTCCATCGCCTACATTAGCTATCGCATACCCATCTTTGGTAGCTTGAGGAACTATCACTTTTCCATCTAATGAAATAACAGGTTCAACTATAAAGTTATCACAAGGTCTTGTGCCTGCTCTTGTAGTAATTGTTCTAGCAATTTCATCTTTAAATATTAACTTAGGTTGAAATTGAAGTCCTCTAAGAATTCCATTGCGATTCTTCATATCGGTAAAGCAATTAATCAGTTTAGTTGAAAGATAATATTTTTCATCAACATCATTTTCTAAATAGTCGCCTAATTTTGTATCTAAATTAATCCCATTCGGAAACTGATACAATGCGTTATCATCTCTAATTGAAATCATAAATACACGTTCTCTATTTTGTGGGACACCATAGTCTTTAGCATTTAATGCTTTATAAAAATTCTTATATCCTAAGCTTTCAAGATATTTACACCACTCATCAAACAAAGGCTTGAACTTTTTGCTTATAAGATTTTTAACATTCTCCATCAATAAATATTTAGGCAGTGTCTCATCATCAATTGATATGGATAGTAATCTTTGAACCTCCCATAAAAGTGATGAGTGAGTCCCACTGTGTTTTTCAAATCCATTCATCCTACCTGCTAACGAAATATCAGTGCAAGGAAACGAGTAAGTCCATAGATCAGCTTTTGGCATTTTTTCTATTTTTGTAATATCCCCAAGATTAAGTGTTTCACCATGAATTGCATTGTAAGATTGAATAGCATACTTATCGATTTCCGATATAGCAATCACTTCATGTTCTATTTTCGCTTTTTGCAGTGCCTTTCGTTGAGCACCAATACCTGCAAATAATTCAATTACTTTTAACATTGCGACCTCCAATAAAAAAAGGCCGCCTTTAGGTGACCTATCTTCTTCTAGTTTGTAATAATCTTTCCATCAAATCATCTTGAGGATTAGCTCCACCAATATCGGCTGAACAATTGTCTTTGACCACTTGATAAATTTGAAACCATATTTGATTTACTTGTTTCATATAATTTTGACTCATAGCGACGTATGGACTTTGCATTGCATTTCCTGTTGTAGGATGCTTTGCCAAAAATCCAAATTCACTAATTGCTTCTTCGCATTGTACCCAACGAGAAACGCTCATTGCATATTGTTCTAAAAGTTGTGTGGATACTAGTTTTTCACATCTTCGTTTTTTGAGCCAAAGATACGTACTTTTATAGACTTCCTCAGCACACATATCTTTGCCATTCTTTTGTTTTGCTTTTAGGAAGTCCTTTATCGGTGGCATATCGACACCTTCAATTTCGACAGGTTCAGGTAACACAACGGCACTATTTTCTACACTTGCTTTTCCCTCAATAATTTTATCAGCTAATGCTTTCTTCTTAGGGCCTGTGTTTGGTCTAGCACCACCACGCATTGTTCCATCTTTTGCCATAGATTACCTCCTTCTTTTTTTGATTTTGCCTATTACCCCGTTTGAACTCGAATTTTTGCACACGAACCCCCAGGCTCGGTTTTGAACTTTTTAGTTGGCGGGATTCAAACCCCCTTACCCCTATTTCCTATCACCAATTTCGTAATGAATCTTCGTATGACAGCTTTGACAAAGCGACATCAGGTTCGATAACTGGTTAGTTCCGCCACGAGAAAGAGGTATGATGTGATGAACCTCTTCAACAGGTGTGATTCTTCCTTCTTTCAAACAACGCTCGCACAATGGATGCTGCTTAACATAAAGTGCACGGATTCTTCGCCAATTGTTCCCATACTTCTTATCGTGGTTGGGAGCTCGATTATATTTGTCGTATTGCTTATGCCTTAATGCTTGATGATCCTCACAATAAGTCTCATGCGTAAGATTCGGACAACCTGGATAGGCACATGGTTTCTTTGGTTTGCTTGGCATAATCACTACCTCCTTCTGCCCATGAAAAAAGGCCAATAGATGTTGCACTATTGACCTAGTTTTCTATAGCTTTCGCCTATTATAATTATACCACACTTCCTTATGTTCTCAACGGTTCACATCGGTTCATAGTGGTTCAACATTTTAAAATAAAAGAGGACCGAAGTCCTCCGATAAGGTGATTACTTATGTCATTTCTGCCATAGGTGCTCACATAGCTTGCCAATTAATCAACTAGCTACGGAGCAACCTATAACATCTGTAATCTTAAGTAATATGTTTCTTAAAATTTCCATATGTGTTGCTCCTTTCTTATCTTTCTCGGTGACTTTTCTGCCCTAGCCATTAAAAACAACTAGAACAATGAAATAATTTCTGTATTTTAAATTGAAACAGATTCGTAAATTTTCAATCATCACCGGTTGTTATATTATACAATAAAATATTCAATTTATTAACTCTAATGCATCTTTATGCCATCTTTTTATTGTTGATCTTGACAAATACATACGTGAACCAATTTCATCCCACGTGAGCCAATCTATGTATCGATATGTTAGTATTCTTTCAAAGTCATCATTTTTTAAATTTGCTATGGATTCTTCAATTTCTAGTTTTGTTTTTGCAGCTTTCACTTCAAGTTCTTTCAGTTCTGTTTCGGCTTCAATTTTTTTGTAAATCCATTTAACGAAAGGTGCATCATTATTTTGATTAGGATTAGAACCTATCTTTTCGCCATAGGAAGGGCCTGGAATAGCTAAGCTTCTTTCTTCACAAAAAGCAATGTATTCTCTTTTCTTTTGAATTTTAATTTCAAGATTATGATAACCGCTTAAAAACTCAATTCTATCCATATTTGCTTACCTCCCTTTCAAACTAACTTTTACTGCATTTATTAATGCACCTTGAACGCAGTCTTTTCTTTCTAATGCTTTAAGGATTTCTTCATCAATTGTTCCTTTAGTGATAATATGCTCTATAACAACAGTGCTTGCTTTTTGACCTTGCCTATAAAGTCTTGCATTTGTTTGCTCGTAAAGTTCCAAACTCCAAGTAAGACCAAACCAAATAAGCGTTGAACCACCACTTTGAAGATTAAGTCCATGTCCTGCAGATGCGGGATGAATCAAGCCGACTTGAACTTTACCTTCATTCCATTTTCTGATTGCGGATTCGGTTTTAATTTCTTCAAATGGAATATTTAATTCTTTCAGTCTTTTGCTAATTCGCTCTAAATCATGTTTAAACCAATAAGCAACAAGAACTGGCTTTCCATATGCTTGTTCTATTAGATCTTCTAAAGCATCAAGTTTGCGATTATGTATATTAAGTGAAATATGATCTTCTGTATAAATTGCACCATTCGCCATTTGAGATAGTTTATTTGACAAAACTCCTGCACTACTTGCACTTATATCGTCGTCATCTAAACTCAATACTAAATCGTTTTGTAAAGCTTTATATTTGGTTAATTCTTCTTCAGACATTTCAACCTTTACTTCATTTTTAATTAAATCAGGCATTTGCAAGTAATCATTTGACGTCATTGAAATAGTAATGTCAGAAATTTTATCGTAGATGGTTTCTTCTGCAAAAGGTAATGGCTTATACGAATAGATAATTGTTCCATTTCGCCTATCAGGTGCAAAGTAGTTATTTCTATAATGAGTTATAAACCTTCCTAGTCTTTTTCCATAATCAAGTAACTTATATTCACTCCAAAGATCCATAAGTCCATTTGATGCAGGAGTCCCTGTAAGTCCAACAATTCTTTTAGCCAGTGGTCTAACCTTCATAAGACTTTGAAACCTTTTTGATTTACCATTTTTAAATGATGAAAGTTCATCAACTACAATCATATCGAATTTAAAACCACATCCACTTTCTTCAACTAACCACGAAACATTTTCACGATTAATTATGTAAATATCTGCTTTTGTTTTGAGTGCAGAAATTCTTTCAAGTTCAGTTCCAACAACAATTGAATATTTTAGTAGTTTTAAATGTTCCCACTTTTCTATTTCATCTTTCCATGTCGTTTTTGCAACCCTTAAAGGTGCGATTATTAAAACCTTGTTTACATCAAAGGAATCAAATAATAAATCATTAATTGCAGTCAATGTTATTATCGTTTTGCCTAACCCCATTGAAAGCAAAATTGCAGATTCGTTGTGATTTTCTATAAACTCAGTTGCATAAATTTGATAATTATGTGGATTGTATTTCATCAATGATTCCTCCTATGTCTTTTTCATTATCTAAAACATAAACTTTAAAGCCTAATGACCTTAACTGCCTATGTCTTAAAAGTTGTAGCTTTCTTGGTTTTTTATTTGGAGCTTTTACCTCAACAAATGCAATTTTGCCAAGAGCAAATAATATAATTCTGTCTGGTACTCCATCAAATCCAGGTGATACAAGTTTTAACGCAAGCCCGCCACGAGCTTTTACTGCTTTTATTAACTTTTTTTCTATTGCTTTTTCTTCCATAAAATAACCTAACTACAAGGTCTATCAACCTCGTATATAAAACTTTTCTATATACTAAATTTTTTGGTCATATATAAAAGTTAGTATAGAGACATTGTTAGACCTTGTAATTTAGTGATTTCTAGTTCAAAAAATCTTCAAAATCGTTAAAAGCATCTTCTTTAATTTTTAAGCCTTTGAAGTATCTTTTACGATTTTTCTCGAACCTTGTAAATCCGTTCTTCTCTAAAGCATTATAAAAGTCAGTAGTACTTCTTGTATATTCGCTCATATCGGTACAATAGCGTTTGTAGTTTGAGTATAAAGCATTTGAACTTTCTGTGAGTTTATCACCTACTTCACAACAATCCTCTAAGAAATGATGGAACCAGTCATTTTGTTCACGATAAGTGCCTATTGCATTAGTCACGCATTTTGGCGTTTCTATATGAAAACCATTATTAATTACTTTTCTTGCACCTTCGATTACCCAACTTAAGATGTATTCACCTGCATTTTCGCATAAGTAATCGGCATAATTTTTAATATCACCACTGCCTGTTAACTTGTTATTAAAAGGAATTACAATTAGTCTTCGCCAAATTCCATCATCATTTCCACTTACTCTAGGTAAATGGTTAGTGTATAAAACAAGGGTATGACATGGCGTAAAATAGAATGGATCTTTATACTTCTTTTCGGCATTAACTTCATCTGTGGAACATAGTTGTTTGACAATTGAGTCGTTTAATCTCGCACCCTCTTGTGATTCACTAGCAATAAGTAATCTGCGACCATTTATTTCTGCCATTTCAGGTTTAATGTTACGTTTGCATCCAACTGTTAAAGTATCAGCAGATATTTTTCCACTATAATTTCCAAGAACCCTGAATATAGAATTCCAAAACGTTGATTTACCATTACCACCATCGCCATATGCAACTATTAAAGCTTCAACATATACTTTTCCAATAACTGCAAGGCCACAAATTTGTTGAACATAATCAATAAGTTCGATATCTTTTGCAAATATTTTATTTAAGCAATCAAGCCATAAATCCTTACCCTTATCACTTGGTGAGACTGTGGTACATTTTGTTATATAATCGTGTGGATCATGTTCTCTTAAACTAGACACACCTTTTCTTAAATCCAATGTGCCACTTGGTGTATTAAGTAAAAATTCATTGCCGTTAAGTTCTTTAGGATCTATTTCAATCATTGGTTTAACTTCTTTAAGAACAGCAGTAATATACTTTGAGTCTCTACGTTTCAACACAAATTGGTAATACGTCAAAGCATCCCTGTATTTTTTTAATGCAGCAAGTTGCTCTTGAGATAATTGCTCTTCGAGTTTTTTACCTGCTTTAAGTGCGATATCAATTTGAGTACCTAACTTTTCAAACTCTTCTTTTGCTTTTAACATATCACTTAATGCTTCAGAAAGTTGACGTCTCGTAAGTTCTTGTGCTACTCGTTGTCCTCCTTCTTCGGATTCTTTCCAATAACAACTGTTAAACCATAAGAAATGTGTTGCGGGACTGTATCTTAATTCATTTGAAAAATAATTAGTAAGTATAACAGCTTGTCCTACATCGGTATAATCTGATGGCTTATAAGAATTTGACTCATTGTATTTTGATGGTTGAATATAACTAGGATTTGAAGATATCTTTTTGTAGAATTTTTTAGCACTAGACCATATAAGCTTAAGCTCACTATCTTCAAGTGGAGGAACGCATTTACTAGCCTCATCTAGAAAAGCGGAATATGCATCTTCTGTATCACCATATCGTTTAAGAATTCTTGATGCAAAACGAGACATAGTATTATTTCTCGAACCTTGTTTTATTGATTTTATATCTTTATCAAACTCTTCTTCCTCTTCATCTAGAAAGTCAGTAATGTTAATATCACCTTTTACATACATTACATTTGCATCTTCAGTTCCAAAGAAAAACCTAGCAGAATCCATAGCGTTCTTATCAAAGTAAGGAAATAAAGAAGATACTTTTTTCTTCAAATTTGCATATTCAACCGCATTGGTTATTTGTCTAATAGGAAATAAACAATGAAACTTAGGCCTTGCCGTTTTTCCACCTTTGTCCTTCATATGATTTCTACTATAATGAATACCTATTTCAACACCAGGAAAAGCAGCAATAACATCGCTTGGCATAATCCAATCATTAGGTTCATCTGAATGATCATTATCACAGTCAAAAGGCAAGCAATTAGAATATAAAAAGTTATCATTATTGCGATAATTGTTTTTATAAGCAACACAAACATAATCTTTTGAAACCGCAATTTTAAGTGATTCATTATCTTTAATTTCAATTTTATTTGGATATAAGCAATTAGCTGCTACACCCACAACATTTGAGTTATAAATATTAAACATTAGTTTTCCTCCTAATCCTTTTTATAAAAATTGCATTCATAACCATCTGCGTTAAGTATCAAATCTTGACACCACTCAGGACTTTTCGACATCAAACTCGATATATGTTCTACGGTTTCATCCATTGGTGCTTCAATAATTAATTCATCATGCACGTGTGCAACAATGCGATAATCCTTTAAGGTTGTCATTGCATAACACAAGATATCTCTTGCTGTTGCTTGAACGATGTTTTCAACAAGCTTTGGTCCATACGTTTCAATACGCTCCCATTTTTTAGTAGCACCAATGCCTTCATAAGTAATACTTTCACTACCATATTTGTTCGTTTCGATTCTTGGCTTTACATAAGCCAACTTTCTACCACTTGGCAATGTAATAAAAAGCATTCCGTTCTTATACTCAAAAACAAGTCCATGGGTTGAAGTCACAGTCTTTTGTTCAATGGCTTTCTTACTAGCTCTATCTACCGCCCACCAAAACTCAACGATATGTGGTGATGCTTTTCGCCAAGCAGTAACAATTGATTGAAGTTCACTTTCTTTAATTCCCATATCTAAAGCGCCCATGGCGGTTAATGCACCAACACCTCCGCCGTATCCACAGGCAAGTTCTGCCACTTTACCCTTTTGTCTTAAGTGTCCATTTGTTCCATGTTTAACAACCTGAACACCGAACATTGCACTAGCACTTTGGCAGTAGATATCCGCACCATTTTTAAAGGCATCAATTCGCCACTGCTCTTTAGAAAACCAAGCAATAACTCTAGCTTCAATAGCAGAAAAGTCAGATACTATAAATTTGTATCCTTGTTTTGGTATAAAAGCTGTTCTTATAAGTTCTGATAATGTTGATGGGATATCTTCATAAAGCATTTTTAATGCATCTATGTTTCTTTGCTTTACAAGTTCTCTTACCTTATCAAGATCAGGTAAATGGTTTTGAGGAAGATTCTGTAATTGTATAAGCCTTCCACTAAATCTTCCACTCCTATTTGCTCCGTAAAATTGAAACATCCCATGAGCACGATTATCATTACATCTTGCATTTTTCATAGCGAGATATTTTTTAACCGATGATTTTGATAGTTGTTGTCTTAACGATAAAACCTCCACGATTTCACCATTTTTTACACTTTCCTTAAGTTTTGCTACATTCTTCTTTCCTAAATCATCAACATCGATACCAAATTTCAAAAACCAGGATTTAAGTTGTATTACTGAGTTTGGATTATCAAGCTCGGTTAAGTTTTGCATAGCTTTAAGAAGGTTATCTCGTATTTCTTCATCAATGGAAATGGCATTATTTACAAGTGTCATATCAAGGTTGATTCCTCTATCATTTATTACTTGATCTAGGTGATATTCATCCCATACAAAATCAGGGACTGGATATTTAATAAGCCTGTTATGGATTTCTATTTCAACCTCAACATCTCGCTTGTTATATGTTTTAAATACACTCCATTTTGAAGTAGCATGGCAAGGCAGATTTCTAGTTCTACCACCATTACTTTTAGTCATACTGCAAGGTGTACAAAAGAATCTTATAAGTTCTTTACCTTCATCCATTTTTTGATCTTTTAGTTTAAGCACTTTACCGACATCTTTTAATGATAGTGGTAAACCTAAATAGGCACTCCACACCATATGACATCTCCAAGAATTGGGATTAAGATAAGTTCCATTAGGCAGATTTAAATATCTTGATAAACACACTCTTTCAAACATTGCATTAAAACTATATTTGGTAACTGAGTCATTTGTTATAGCATCAAGAATAGCAGGTGGAATAAGCTCTCCACCCGCTAAATCTACAACCTTAACATCTGTACCATCTACTGAATATCCAAAGAGCAATATTTCAAAATCATTTGACTCTGCATATTTGTAAACACCACACTTGCTTAAATCTATACTTGAAAATGTTTCGATATCGATAAAAAGTTTATTAATCAAGGAAGTCTTCATCATCACTTGTACCGAAATCACTCTCGGCTGATGCCTTACTACCTAAAGGCTCGCCATCCGCTAATTTTTGAAGGTTATTAAGTGAACATGCAATCCCTTTATTTCCGTTAGAGTTAAATGCATAAAATGTAATACTAGCTCTACCAATAACTCCTGAGTACATTTCACTTCTTTCTAAAATTGGATTACAATTTCCATCTACGATACCAGGTGCTTGAGTTGAATTTGCATTAACAAAATAAGAACCTTTATAAGCCTCATCATCAGGTCTTTCTGTGTCACCATCACGAAGAGGTGTTTTAAGTACTGAAAGTGTAGGTACTGACTTGCCATTTCCTTTAAGCTTAGATTCGCCTTCTTTATATGCGTACTCAATTGCTTTTTTAATCTTATCAATAGTTTTAATATCACTTTTTTTGATAATAAGGGATACTGAATATTTAGGAGTAGCATTCTCTGTCAATGCTTTAGGCTCCCAACAATTTAAATAACTAAATACCGTATTTGGTCCTGTGATTACTTTGGTTTGATTTTGTATTTTATTTGACATTTTATTAATCCTCCATTTTGTCTATATTTTTAAAATCATCTTGTGCAGATGTAATTTCTATTTCTGCACGCTTATCTGATCGTTCTACAAGTGTTGGCTTACCTTCAGGCTTTACGATGAATTTGCCAATTAACTCTTCAAACTTTTGCTTTCCTAACCTCTTTTGCAATTCAGTAATTGTTACAAGTTTCTTTTCATATGGATCATATCCTGCAGCAATCAAAATATTTGCAACCTCGGTTTCATTCGAATATTTGCGATTAGACCTTCCTTCAACTAATTTGTAATTTGTCCATTTCTTGCCATTAAGTGCCTCTTGAAATGCATAATCCTTCACATCATTAGCCCAAGATAAAAGTCCATCAATTCTAGATAAAACCTCTTCTATTTCTTCATCAGTTAATAGAGGTGGTTCTTTAAATTCATCTTTTGCAAGTGCCATATTGCTTTTAGCTCTTTCTCTACAAGTACTGCGAGCTTTGCAAAAAGTACACCACTCACCACAGTGATACTCGCCCTCACCTTTATAAGCCATTAAAGCTCTAGGTTTCAAAATATTTTCTGCCCAATCAAGTAGTTCTTCCTTTTCCATTTCAAATGTTGAAATATTTGAAAGTCTTGGTTGAAAAATGGTCATATGAATTTTCTTGATATCGTAAAGCGAGTCGAATATTAATAAAGCTCCTAATGCATACATCATCATTTGTGTGTTGTTTTCTGCATTTACAGGAATTCCTCTTCCGTGCTTGTAATCAACTATGTAAAGAGTATCATCACTGGCAATTAAGCAGTCGCACGTTCCAAAGCATCCTTCAACATATTCAGTCAAAGATACTTCTTGCTCAACAAGTAAAATCGGATCTTTACATTTCTTTTTTGCTTGTTCATATAGCTCAATGATGTAAGAAACATAAGCATTAGTGCATTCTTCAATCTCAGTCGAGTAGAACTCGTTTTTCTCAGGCTCAGTAATTGCTTTGCCTATCGCCTTATTAAGTTTATATTCCGCAAAAGAATGTGCCAAAGTGCCTTCTTTAGCAAAAACCGATTCTTTGTCTTCATAGTTTTCAGTAAGTCTTGCAGAAGGTGTACAACTAAGCCACCTTTTACTTGAACTTGGTCCTAATAGTGCGTGATTTGAAGGCATTATTTAAATACCTCCGCATCTTTTAGCAAAGCCATTAAGTCTTCGGATTTAACTTCGGATAGCTTATTCGCACCATACTTTTTAAGCAATTCTTTAACATCTGCTGTATGACCATTTCTTGAAATATCAGCAAGCACAGGTCTAACATCTTCAATTGTTATTAACTTTTCTTTTTCTTCTAGAGCCGCATCACGTGCAAGTTCTTCTTTTTTGAATTCTTCCCAATCATCACGTTCAGGAATAGTTGCGTTTTCACGAATCCACTCAAGTGCATTGATAGCAGTATCGATTGCATCATCTAAATTATTAAATCTTAAAGCCACGTTTGATTTCCTCCTTCTTCATTTTTTCTTGCTCAACGATAAGTTTTCGAGCTAGGCATTTGGAAAGAGAGCCAATAACAAGTAGAGTCGTAATAATGTCATCTGCAGTAATTAGATCTCTTTCAGCATCGCCTTTTGGTTTGTTTTTAGTTACTTCCATAACTCATGTCCTTTCTTGAAGAGCTAACTGTCTGTTGTATCTTCATAAGGAGAGAGTTATTAAGAAGGCAGGTGTAAAGTGATTTTAGTAATTTTTTAAAATTTCTTTCAAATACTCAATGCATTTGTTTCTTCTAGTAATGACTGTTTGACGTGATTTACCAATTTTTGATGCAACTTCTGCATCCTTTTTATCTAATAGATATTGGCGCATGATGAAGCGGTCAATTGGATCTTCTAAATTATCAATTGCATCATACATCGCCTTAATTCGCTCTTCTTCGATAAGCTTATCAAGTATGGATTGTTGAGGATTTAATGCTAAATATTCTTCTTCATCCATTTCTTCAAATCCACCATATGTAGGTTTATTCCATCCGTTTCTAAACATTGGACATTCTTCACACTTACCACGACAGATTTTTAGTTCGCCACGTTCTGCAGGAATTAGACATCTGCTCTTCAACCAATTTTCAGTCTTTTCTTCCCAATAATCCTCACGTAAGAACTTAAACTGTTCTTCATTAACATAAAGCTTTGTCTTGCCAACTAAATAAACATAAAGTCTATCATCGGATGGTTGTTCATAATCCACATCAGAATTAAAAAGCGTGCTGTTTTGTTCTTCTTCAGCTTGAAGTTTTTGATTGTCGTTCTTTGACATATGTGTTCCTTCCGACATCCAAGTGACGAAATGGAACAAGTATCAAGAGCGGCACAAAAAAGCATGGCAAAAGATATGGATGTCTAAAATAGATTTTTTCCATTTCGTTTTGCAGTGCGTTCGTCCGCTAAAATTACTAGACTGCGATATTAAATTGTTTGAGGTATGAAGTAGCGTTGACCTGTAAGTCCTTCATATCTCCGACTAGGCGTTACAGCACCTAAGTACGAGCCCATTATAACAAAAGCGTTATTTCCAACTTTGGGAGTTTTCCCAAACTAAAAATGATGCAAAAATAGCTATTTTCTTTAAAAAAGAGCATAAAAAAAGACCTTATACCTACTAGATATAAATCTAATAAGGCATAAGGCCGTATTTCTATCGACTATTCAGTTATAAAATTTGGGAAATTTCCCAAACAATTTTTATCATTTTTTAAATTATCCAATCTCCATGGTTGGTTTCGGCGCATTTTAAAGACCAAGAATGCACATCTTCGCCATAGCAATAGTTTATAAGAAAATTATAAAACTGATGTTGCTCATTTGATGTATTTAAATCAAAACTCGCACTAGACAATAATTGATGAGCAACTATTGGATGCAATTCAAATGCTGCACAAAATCTCATACAATCTACTAGTGATGGCATTGCAGAACCTTCCAAAATTTTACTAATTTTACCATTATCTACCTTAGAACTTTTTGCAAGTTGATTGATACTGAATCCTCCATCTTCCATTAAAGTATTTAGATTGAATGCAAATGAACCAGATAATTTGTTTTTGAGTTCAATAGCGTCCTTGTTATCTTCGAGGACTCTATCAACATCCGCATCCTGTGCTCTTAAGAATATCCTTTGATTATGCTCGTCGTCAGTTTTTATTTTCTTCGGACTAGCTTTTTTTCTCTTCTCACAATTTTTGCATGATTCGTATGGTAGGTTTTCGTCGCTTTCTTCTATGGCATCAAAAGCCAAGCAACACTCATCTCTATGCATCATTGCATATGCACTTAGATGCTTTTTGCCATCTTCAATATCTATGTACTTAGCATCATTAATGACAAAATATCCATCTACATAAAGAATTTCTTGATTGGTCAATGTTTGTTTCAATTTTGAATTATGGATTGTTGCATAAAAGGAACTAAGGATGCCACCTACAAAAGTTTGACCGTCCTTGATTTGTATAGTTTTGCTAGCAAAATCGATATCTCGCTCTTGCTTAATTCTTGTTTTCTGAATATCCTCGATTTGCTTTACAAGGCTCGCTACATCGTTGCCATGATTTCGTTTATTCCATGTCTCAATAACATATTTTAAGTCAATAAGGAATGCATGAATAATCTCGTGATCTTCGACACCTTTTCTGTAATCAGTCTTAGAGTAACCAATGTACTCAATAATTCCATTAAGGCCAAGTTTATTATTCGATTTATTATACGGAAGAATAAAAGCATTTCTAATCTTTTGTATCTCATCTCCCATTTTATTGTTTTTGATGAAATCACCATAAGTAATTTGCTTTTGAATAGATGTTGTTTCAGGCAAGTCTTTAGTATTTGCCGTATAACCAAAACGATAAAATTTTGAATCAAGGACATAAGCAATATTGTCTTTTATCAAAATAGTATCGGGTCTTAAATCGCTACTAGGAAATGGGGTCGTATAATCATTTGATTTCATAAACCAATTTGCACTAGGATTAAATTTGGTTGCATCTCTATTTCCGAAGATTGAATTAATCATTCTTTCAAAGATATAAGCATAAGAATCTACACCGTATACAAGTTCATTACCATTTTGTTCATCACTTAAGCCTTCAATGATGGATAACATATTCGATAATCTTAATTTCTTTTCATCATCAAAAGTTTGACTCAATTCTTTTCTTAAAGTATCGATATAGAGATTCTTTAATTCTTTGTAGAATGGTTTAGTTTCAATAAAATTAGAACTGTTGATTCCAAATAACCATCCTAAGATATCTAGGCTTTTCTTAACACAATATTTATGTATTTCAACAATAATGTTATCAAGCTCGTTTTTGACTGATACCACAATGTCGCTATATACAACATTGCCTTTTGATATAATCGGTTGGCCATTTAGAGTCCTTTTCCAATCAACTTTTCCTCTTTGATTTTTCTTTAAGACTTTTTCCCTGTTGACATAAAATCCATTCATCAAGTAGTCTCTAATAATCCATAAATATGATAACAAGGGAATAGCCTCATTATTTGAAAACGATGACTCAACTTTTATCCTTGAATTAGAATGTGTTTTTGCAATTGATATTGTTTGTAATATCGCAAGAACATCTTCTCTTGATTTTTCAATAGATGACTCATCAAAGTTATATGTTTCAGGATAATAAAAATCGATTCTATTGTTCTTGATTTTTATACCAATAAAAGAGTCATCTACTTTATTAGTAACTTTATGATAATTTATTTCAATGTCAACAACATCTTTTCTACTTGTCGAAGATGCCATCTACAAATACCTCTAATCCTTTATTCTTGTATTCTTTTACAAGTTCATCTAGAGATTTAATTCCATCAACAAACCATTTACTTCTATCGAATTTAGCAACATCAGACCATAAGTATTCAAGTACTTTGTACGCAAAAGCGTTGACTGCCTCGGGATCGGATGCATCTACCTTTTCTTTTCTCATACCATTCTCATCAACGAAATATACTCCTAATTGCTTATCTTCACTATTAAGTCCACTTGAGCATTCTAAAATATATTCGTTTATATCATTAACTAATTCTTCCCAAGTAATATCGGCACCTGGAATATACTTATTTTTAAATTGATGGTCTACTGAAAATTCATTAATAAGCTTTTTGAATTTCCATCTTCTCTTGAATGCAGTGTCCAAAGTAAATACATTTTGGTCGGACGTGTTCATTGTTGCATAAATTGAAAGATTGCCAGGTAGCCTAATTTCTTTAAATGTATAAACACCCTTAAACTTTTCTTTTAAATAATTGATGATGTTGACATTAGTGATTCCATATTCACTGACTCCTTCTTTTCTATCCAAAAGTTGGAAGATATCACCAAAAATGCTAGCTGCACTACCTCTATTTAATTCTTCAATAACTAAAGCAATTCTCTCGTTTGGTTTTCTAATGGCTTGTTCCAATGCAAGAGTAAAAGGACCAGGATTGAACTTATATGTAACTTTATCTCCTTCAATTATAGGTAAAATTTGACCTACAAAGTCGGTGTTTGTGTAATCTTGATAAAAAGTCGTTCTTATGTAGTTTTCTTTTGAGTAGCCATCTAATAGTGTGTGTTCAACATAGTAAGACTTTCCACAACCAGGAGTTCCATAAACAATAAGATTTTGACCATCAGTGATAGGTGAAGCTTTGAAGTTAAATTCTTCTAATGTATTTTGAGTATTTGTTGAATCATCCTCATCGTCATTTGAAATATCTTTGCCTCTAATTAAGTCCTGAATCAATGCATTGTAGGTTCTGAGACGGAAGAATGACCTTGTAGTTTGGGCACTCCTTCTATATTCTCCAGGCAACTCAGAATAAGGAATGTCTTTTATCCATTCAACTTTCCTATTATTGACATAATCTGAATCCTGGTTTTCGACATTTTCTATATACTGATAGTCACCTGCGACTTTTCCTATATGAGCAATAGAGCCATCAAAATAAACCACATAATCACCAATTTTCATCTCATTTTTAAACAACCATATTTGAGAAACATTGGCTCCTTTGACTTGGTTTGAATGTTCAGGGCTTTTACTAGTGTATAAGTTATATAAGTCTTCTTTAGTACCTATTTGTGTCAAATCACCCAAGTAACTCCAACCGATACAAACATGTGGATTCTCAACATCTAAGGCAGTGTTCTGTAATTTAATATGAATACCATAAACATTAAAATTAGCATCGTCTAAAACTTGGGTATTGGTTGAATCATCTTCAACTGCAGTCATATCTATTACATTTGATGTCAATTCAACATCAAACATTATTTCTTTCTTTTCGTCATCAACAGAAACAGTGAAGTTGACACCTTCTATGTTTTTGTTATATAGATCAACAAACCACTCATATCCTATTCCTTTACTTTTAAAATCAGTTTTTTTAAGTTGAAACTTTGGAGTGCCTCCATCTTCACCTTCTGTATGTGTAAAAATTACACTAACTCTTTTTTTTAAATATTCGCTTCCAATGATAGCACAAATATTTACACCTAAAACCGCATGGTAAACAGGACTTAAAACATACTTTACTTTGGTTTTAACGCTTTCATCAGTTTCACGCTTTAAAGCATTAAGATTTAATAAATATGCTTCAAGCTCAACCGGCAAATTATATGAGCATTGTTGAGTAATATCTTTCTTTCTAATCACAACTTTGTAATTGGACTGTGTGTTTGATATAATTCTTTCAAATTTTTTAATCATTATTTCCCACCTCCGATAAATATGCTTTTATAACTTTTGCTATTTCTTTAGCCAACAATACAGGAACCGCGTTTCCAATTTGAGTATATTGACTACTTTTATTTCCTGTGAAAAAGTATGTGTCAGGAAAACTTTGTATTCTTGCAGATTCTCTAGCTGTTGGTATTCTATTTTCTGAATAATGGAAGTAATTCCTATGTCCGCAATCAATAGTCCCACTCGGCAACTTACTATTCATTCTTTTAAATGCAGCATTATAATTCCTTATCGCATAATATTCCTTTGGTAAATCTCTAATACTACCACCATCACCTATCATACTGATAATTTCTTTTGTTTGTTGAGTATGCATAGTTATATCATTGTTTAGCACAATTGTTGATCCTTTTCGCATTTCTCTTTGAAATTCATTTTGAGGTTCAGTGATATAATGCTCCTGATTATCACCATTATCTAATGATGGAAGATCACTCAAAGCTTCGTATGTCGATACAATTTTCTTTTTTTCAACTCGTTCAAAATCAAAAAAAGCATCACCAAAAATATCTTTATGTAATCCTACAAAGAAAACTCTCTCTCGTGATTGAGGAACACCATAATCAGAAGCTCTCATTAATTTATAACAGACGTTATATCCTAATTCTGAAAATCTGTTTATGATGTCTTCTTTATAAAAACCACCTTCCATACTCAATAATCCTTTAACATTTTCTAGAATGAAAAATTTAGGCTTAATTTTTTTTACAAATCTAACATATTGTAAATATAGGCTATTACGTTCATCTCCAATTTCACGTTTTCCGACTAGACTAAATCCTTGACAAGGTGGTCCACCGATAACGCCAGAAATATTATACTCGTTCATTTTTGATTCAATCATTTCATCAGTATAATTATTGATATCTATAGATAAAGCATCTTTTCTATTTCTATTATAGTTATATGTGTTAACTGCATCATCCCATTTATCAATAGCTAAAACACTTTCGAATCCTTCTAACTCAAAACCCTTAGTAAATCCTCCTGCGCCACAAAATAAATCAACAATATAAAATTTATTATTCATTATGGTTACCTCCATCTAACAATTGCTTTAACCTTCTCGCTATTGCTCTAGCCATCAATGGTGGTACAGCGTTTCCGACTTGTCTATATTGATCTCCTTGATTTCCAAAAAATTCAAAATTATCTGGAAAGCTTTGCAATCTAGCTGATTCCCTAACAGTTGGTATTCGATTTAAGACAGGGTGAAAATAATTCATATGTCCTGTATCAATTGTAATTGAAGGTTCATTAAAAGATAGCCTTTTATACGCACTAGAATGTCTATTATCTCTTTGCGTATCCCATAACTCAGGGGGAACATCTTTCCAATTTCCCCCTTGAGGAACAAATGCTATTCTTTCTTGAACTTTCGCATTAGGAAATTTAGGATTATGATTTAAAAGATTGCCATTATTGTTACATGCATATCTTAAGAATCCATTTGTTATGTTTCTATCCGGGTAGCAAATATCTCCAATAGCATCGTATACAGTCACAACGTGATTTACCCTACCTAATTCTTCAAAATTAAACGTGCAATTTAAATCGTTTCTTATTCCAACAAATACTGCTCTTCTTCTATCTTGAGGTACACCAAATTCAGATGCCAATAAAACATCGAAAGATACGTTATATCCTAATTCTTGTGTAATTTGAACGATTCTCTCTCTTGCATAGCCATTATCCTTTGTTAAAATTTGTCTTACATTTTCTATAACAAATGCTTTTGGCTTAATTATTCTTACAAATCTAAGATACTCAAAAAAAAGTTTATTTCTAGGATCTTGTTCTTCTTTTTCATGTCTGTTTGCAGAACTAAAACCTTGACAAGGAGGACCGCCTATTATAACATCTACACCTTTTAATTTCTTATTTATTTCTTCATCAGTTATTCTTTTTATATCTCCACAAAATTCAAATTTACAATTAAAATTATGATTATGGGTTTCCATAGCTGCTTTATCCCATTCAACACCACCAACTATATTGAATCCTGCCAATTTAAAGCCCAAGCTTAACCCGCCTGCACCACAAAATAAATCTAATACTTTATATCTAGACATTTAATCCTCCTGAAAATCAAAAAAATCTTTTAAAGATATTTCTAATCCTTCGCATATTTTAATTAATGTTTCTACTGTTATGTTCTGTCTTCCGGATTCAACACGTGACATATAAGTTCGGTCGTAACCAAGTTTTATAGCCAATTCTTCCTGTGAAAGATATGTTCTTTCAGTTCTTATTTCTTTGATTCTATTGCCTATTGTTTTCAAGGTCATACTATCACCAACCTTCCTATTTATTATATCAGATGGTGACTTATAAGTCAACAGTTTTGTATATAAAATTCTTATAAAAACTCTTAATAATTTTTACCCGTTTCGCAAGTGTTTCTAAAGCAAGGGTGTCGAAAGTAATCGTTCTAACACTGATTTTTGTCTACTAATCGTTCTGCTACCTCAGTAATCGTTCTAACACCTACAAAGAAAAAGCATAAGCAGTAATATGATTTTGATACAAAAGGGACAAGAAACACCACAGGAATGAAAATTCAAAACAATTTTCACTCTAAAAGTGCCAATTTACCCCTTAAAAGCATAAAAAAACAGTCTTGACACCTTTTATTCAAAGTATCAAGACTAATGTACTCTAATGGT